TATACCGTATTCGTTGGAGCTATGTATGGCGCTGGTGATAAGACAATTGGCAAAGGACAAGTTATCGTTCCGCACGGTTACTACAAAATTGTAATTAACAATAATACAAAACAAATCGCAGGCTGGCAATTCCCACACGTTGCACCTTATCCTAACTTAGGTAATGACTTGCGTATTTTCCGCAAACCAATTGCACAGATTATGCAAGAAGCAGGAGTGCAGTATGCTTTCCCAGCAGGTGCAGTAGAATTACAACCAGGACAAGAATGGCCTGTAGACTTTGGAGCATTAACAAATGCAAAACGTGCTAAGTGCGGCAAGAGCGCAGACTAATCCAAATGACTATCCAGTCTATCCAGAAGAAGACGGCTATGATCGTTTTCGCAATCCTTATAGCCCTGTATGAAGGGCTTGCAAGGTTTGGCTGCGGCCTAGGAGGAATACCGTATGAGAGCGAGTGAATTTTTAAGCGAAATCAAGAAAGGCCAAAAGGATAGCAATGGCTTTACTAAGTGTTGGCCGGGCAAACATGCAGAAGGCACTAAAAAGGGTAAGAACGGCAAGCCAGTGCGTAACTGTGTATCTAACGAAAGCGTTGCTGAAGATTGGAATAGTGTTAACAAGAAAGACAAGACAGACGGACTAAGTCAAAAAGCTGTTAATGCCTATCGTCGTGAGAACCCAGGCAGCAAGTTAAAGACCGCAGTTACTACTAAGCCGAGCAAATTGAAAGCAGGTAGCAAGGATGCTAAACGCCGTAAGAGTTTTTGTGCTCGTATGTCGGGCAACAAAGGTCCTATGAAGGATGAGAAAGGTCGTCCAACGCCAAAAGCTAAAGCACTAAGTCGTTGGAACTGTGAAAGCGTTGAAGCAATGGTTGACTTGATTTTAGAGAATATGGATCACGACAAAGACAACCGTGCAGTGCCAGAACTTAAAGCAGCCTTGTTAGCACGTAAAGACAAACTGCAAGCAGCAACCGATGAGCAAGTGTACGACATCATTGATAAGATAATGACACGCATTGCTAAGTCGCACGGCATCAGTGGACAGAAGCTACACGACATGTGGGTTGACCAATACGATCAAGTACCTGATACTTGGATAATGAAATGAACGAATTAGGGTATATTAACTATTGGGGTAAGACGAAGCCAACGTTTTCAGAAATGGAAATAGCTCTAATGGAAGGCGGCCACAGTCTTCAGAAAGAAGACAAGTTCTCTTTTATCAAATCATTGCAAGAAGTTAAGTTTGGTGGTCAGGACGTTGAGGGCAATGCGTTCGTAACGTTAAAAGATAAGTTCCCTAACTTATCTACATTAATGTACTTTGTGCCCGGACTAGGACAAGCACTAATGGCTGCTGATATAGCAAGCCAAGTTCAAATGTATAATCAAGCATTGGACCAAATTGAAAAGAAATATCCAAAACAAACAATACAAGTGATACAACGTAAGGTCGGCGATACAGATGCTTGGGAACCGATGATCGATTAAGTAGCCAAAGCTATTGCATTATTGAATCCTTTACGCTACAATAGTGTAAAGGATTTCTTATGACAAATCGCTTATCAGGCATTGTAGAAAAAGGTTGGGGCTCGGAAGAGATATGGGTGACCAACGATAATTATTGCAGCAAGTTTATGCACTTTAATACTGGTGCAACATTCAGTATGCACTTCCATAGTAAAAAGGAAGAAACGTGGTACGTTATGAGTGGCAAGTTCCTAATCCGTTACATCCAAACTAGTAACGCACAAGTGTTTGCTTATGAAGCAGGCCCAGGAACAATACATCACAACACTCCGTTAACTCCACATCAAGTAGTTTGTCTAGAAGCAGGAACTATCCTAGAAGTTTCAACGCCAGACTCAGTGGAAGATAACTACAGAGTATTTCCAGGAGATAGTCAACGTGAGTCAACCTAACATTATCTGGACAGGCGGTCCAGACGAACTAGGATCTAAATGCGTAATTGGTTTAGATCGGGATGGAGTTATTAACGAGGACTTGGGCACATACTGCTATAATCCTACTGACTTCAAACCAATTGCAGGTAGTTTAGAAGCAATGGCTGATCTACGACTCCGTGGTTATAAGCTAGTTATTATTACAGATCAAGGCGGCATTGCAAAAGGTTTGTTTACACAAGCTGAAGTAGATGCAGTACATGACTACATGATGATGCTACTTGGGCAAGCAGGCTGCTTGACTATTGATGCGTTGTATTACTCTGCTAGCAGTGACAAGCGAGATCCATTTGCTAAACCTAACACTGGCATGTTTAAGAAGTGTGAAGCTGAACACAAGCACATTAAGTTCAAAGAAGGTTATTATGTCGGAGATAAGATCAAAGACTTGAAAGCTGCACTGAGCATGGGATCAACTCCTGTGCTAGTACGAACAGGCTATGGGGCTGAGACTGAAGCAGAACTTAACAAGTATGCCTATAGAGAATTAAAACGACACACACTTGTGTTTGATAACCTAGCTGCATTTGCAGCATCACTAAAATGAAAACTGTATTTGTAAATGGAACTTTTGATATTCTCCACCCCGGACATATTGCCCTGCTGAATACTGCTAGATCAGCAGGCGACTTCTTAATAGTTGCAATTGACTCGGATCGCAGAGTACAAGAGTTAAAAGGCAATACACGACCAGTTAACAATGAACAAGTACGCCAAATAATGTTAAGCAATATCAAGGCAGTGGACATTGTTGAAATATTCGATACTAACACAGAGCTCGAAGCACTGCTAAAGATGTACGAACCTGATATTATGTTTAAAGGCAGCGACTGGAAAGATAAAGACATTGTAGGCGAGCATCTAGTTGGCCACATAGAATATTTCGATAGAATAAATGAATACTCAACAACCAAAACAATTCAAAGTATTACTGATCGGTGACATTTGCACTGACGTGTATCAATACGGATCAATAGAAAGACTAAGTCCCGAAGCGCCAGTGCCTGTGTTTGTACCAACACACAAGGAAGAACGTGACGGCATGGCAGGTAATGTATATACTAACCTAGTCACGTTAGGATGCGCAGTTGATATCATTAGTGGATCGTCTAGTCGTAAAACTAGACTCATTGATAGCCGCAGCAAGCAACAACTAATTCGTATAGATGATGACGTTAAGTCTAGTCCTGTAACTAACATAGATCCCACAGGATACGATGCGGTAGTAGTTAGTGACTATAACAAAGGTGTTGTGTCATACGATACAGTTGAACAGCTACTTAGAAAATACAAACTACCTGTGTTTATCGATACGAAGAAGACTGACTTAGAACGGTTTCAAGGTGCATGGGTTAAGATTAATGAACTAGAATATAGTAAGATTAAAAGCGACTGCACTGGATTAATTGTAACAAGAGGTGCTAATGGAGCAACTATCAAATATCACGAGTACACTTCATATGCTCCTCAAGTTGAAGTAGTTGACGTCACGGGCGCTGGAGATACCTTCCTAGCAGCACTTGCCTACAACTACCTGCACACTAACGATATTAAACGAGCAATGGACTTTGCTAACTTGGCAGCATCAGTTGCAGTGCAGCACATGGGATGTTACGCACCGACTATGGAAGAAATACTATGATAGTAATTACAGGGGCAGCTGGCTTCATAGGCAGTGTATTAGTAGGATACTTAAACTCGCAAGGCATTACTGATATTGCAGTAGTAGATGACATGCCACACCCTGCACAGTTTAAGAACCTAATAGGCAAAGAGTACACAGCAATATACAGTAGCGATGTTGATCCTTACTCGCTAGCTAACGTTACAGCAATTGTGCATATAGGTGCAGATAGCAATACCCTAACTAAAGAGTGGAGCAGCTTGTATCGTACAAACGTTGAATCAACTCGTACCTGGTACGCATACAGTCAAGCAATTGAAGTGCCGTTTATCTTTACATCAAGCGCAGCAGTATACGGTAACAAGAACGGGCCACTGAATCAATACGCATTTTCTAAATTAGTCAGCGAGAAAGAACTTGCTAATGCAACCATTCTACGATTGTTCAATGTCTACGGTCCTAATGAATATCACAAGGGCAGGATGGCAAGTACTATTATGCATTGGTACAATCAAATACAAGACTCTGGACGAATGAAGATATTTGTTAACAGTGAACGCTATCTTAGAGACTTTGTTTATGTAGAGGATGTTGCCAAGGTAATACATCATTTCCTACAGAAATCGAGAGTAGGAACTTTTGATGTAGGTACCGGGCAAGCTAGAAGCTTTCTTGAGCTAGCAGATGTTGTAATGCAATCGCATATTGATTGTGAAACTATACCAATGCCAGATGATATGCAAGCACAGTATCAAACTTATACCTGTGCTGATCTTAGTGCATTAAGCTATTCTTACAATACACCTATGCGTAGTATACGAGAAGGTGTAACTGAGTACGTTAGGTATTTGCAGACTTCTCGGTTTTACTAAACACATCTTTAAGGGCATTGATTAAGTCTTCAATCATGCCGTCGTCATGTAACGGAGTAGGTGCAAAACGCAACCGCTCCGTTCCTACATCAACAGTGGGATAGTTGATTGCTTGCACATAGATGTTATGCTCGGTCAGCAACATATCGCTCATAGCCTTAGCACGTTTAGCGTTACCTACTAGAACAGGTACAATATGCGTAGTGCTGTCCATTACTGGCAATCCTGCTTTTTGCAAACGATACTTTAGTTTACGAGCACGATCCTGATGCTGTTCACGTAGCTCTGGATGCGCCTTAAGATACTTAACTGCTGCAAGTGCTCCTGCACACGTAACAGGACTCATGCTGGTTGTAAATATGAATCCAGCAGCAATACTACGAATAGCGTCAATAACACATGCATCGGCAGCAATGTAGCCACCTTGGACACCATACGCTTTGCCCAGAGTTCCGTTGACTATGTCGACTCGGTCTTGTAATTTGTGCAGCTCTAACTTGCCAGCACCATGTTCCCCGTATAATCCTACCGCATGTACTTCATCAATGTATGTCATAGCACCATACTTGTCTGCTAGATCACATATCTCTTTGATTTTACTAACATCTCCGTCCATACTGTATACACTTTCAAATACAATACAAGGCGTGTCTCCTGCTGCTACCACTGTCTCTAGAATTTCTTCTAGCATTTCCATATCGTTGTGCTTGAATACAGTTTTGCGAGCCTTGCTATGACTAATGCCCACAATCATACTGTTATGATTCTTGCTATCGCTGATATAATGTATATTTGGTATAATCTTTGCTAGAGCAATCAGTGTCCATTCGTTAGCCACATATGCACTGCTAAACAACAGCGCCTGTTCTTTCTTATGTAAGGTCGCTAGCTCGTGCTCTAGTGCAACATGGTAATGACTTGTGCCCGCAATGTTGCGTGTGCCACCTGATCCTGCACCTGTCATATCCAGTGCTGTATGCATAGCATCTAATACAATCTTATGCTGACCCATACCTAAATAGTCGTTACTACACCAGTTAGTTATGTTCTTAATAGAGTACGGCCCATACCAAATAGCTGCTGGAAACTTGCCGTTTTCACGTAAAATATCGTTAAACACCCGATATTTGCCGTTAGCTTTAAGGTCTGTAATTAGGTTTTTGAAAGGTTCTTGATTTATCATAGTGACAATATTTACGCTAAATATCTACAGAGGATTCGAATAATGGCCGCAAATGGAATTTCAACACTAGCAACTAAAGAGCTTCGTCAGATCGCTAAACTAGAATTGGCGGCTACGAACAGAGCCGCCCAAGGCAACCCTAGGGCAACATATGATATTACACAACTACCAACACAATACGATGATAACAGCATAATTGATAATGCTAATATAGGCGGATTGGTTATTGGTCGTCCTTGGATTGAAGCTCCAGCAGGTTACACTTGGACAGCACCAAGCGGGTGGGCAGGTTACGAAATATTTAACGGCACAAGCCAACGTCTATCAGTACCAGCAAGTTCAGACTGGGCTCCAGGCACCGGCGCATTTACAGTTGAGTTTGTTGTAAACTTCCAAGCAGGTGGCGGATCATTTCCTCGTGTGTTTAGTTTAGGATCATACCCAAGTGCTTCAATTGCATGTAGCATTGAAGGCTCAGACACTCCAACAATTTACTTCTGGATGAACGGTGGCATTGCGGCTAGTATTAGCACAGCTGGTGAGTTGTTTACAGGTATGCCAAGTTTTAGAAACAATTATCATCATGTAGTGTTACAACGTAATGCTAGCGGATGGGTTAACATCTACATTGATGGTAACAAAGTAACAGACAACACAACAGCAAACACAACAAACTTGAGCAACACAACAAGCGAGTTGGCCATTGCTGTAGAACCACAAAGCCCAAGCGGGTATGCCAACTGGATGAAAGGTTATCTAACTAACTTCCGTTGGACAAATGCCGCAGTATATCCAGACACAAGTTTCACAGTAATGAGCGCGGCTTTAACAGCATTGCCACAAACTAAACTATTATTGTTAATGGCATCTGATCCAGCATTAAATACTGACAGTAGCGCAAGTGCTAAAACAGTAACAGCAACTGGTACGCCAACTTGGCATGTAGCATAACACAAATATGAAAACAGGAATTAACTTATGAAAATGGCAGACATTTTACGCAACCTAGCAGACAAGCTAGACGGCATTGAAAGCGGATCACAAACTGACCGCCCAGCTAATACTAGCTCCGACGCAAGTGCATTTCAACATGATGTTGAAGACGGTGCTGCTAGTGGAGATCAAGATGTTGATACTACCGCAGTAATGATTCCGCCATTACAGCAAAAGTTAGAGATATTGAAAAAGTCAGCTGGTATGAATAATGCGTTTGACGCAACAGGTGAAGACGAACTAGACGACATTAAGAAGTTAACAGGTATCAAAGCAGTTATTCAGCAAGAAGCTGGCGAAGATAACGATATCGTAGGATAATAATATGTCTATCAAGAAGTTATGGGGTACTAGAACCGGAGCAACTGCTAGCACTTATGTAGGCACCAAGGGCACACTATTCTATAATGAACTAGACGGTGAACTTCGACTAAGTGACGGTGTCACTCCTGGTGGTGTTGCTATATCTGTCCGAGCTGATCTAATCGTAGCACAACGTCTAACTCCAGGTGCGGATAACGACATTACTTATGGCCTAGGCGATGAAACACATCGCTGGTATGATCTACACATTGGCGATGGCGGCGTATACTATAATGGATTTGAGACTCCACAAACCGTTCCCTATCGTCCGGGCGCACAGGTTGATGACATTATCCCCGCACTGGACAATGATATTGACCTAGGTAATGCTGATCATCGTTTTGCTAACATTTATCTTGGCACTGAAGGATTATTCCTAGCAGATCAAACTACGGATGCTAATATTAATATCACAGTCGACGAAGGCACATTATACATCGACGGCGCTGCCAACTTGGCTATCGGTAATCTAATCATTAGAGATACAACACTACAAAGTCTTACTACTGATCTAGATATCAACGTTGGTGAAACAGACGACACTGGCTTCTTCTATGTTCGACGTAAGGCACAGTTTGACAATGAGTCATTCGGTTCAACAGAAGCTATGGTGTCGCTGAACGCATCAGGTAGTGCTGATCCAGCTACTATATTCCCCGATACTGTCATGCAGACAGTGGGCCGCCCTAACAAGAACAGCCGTATTGTTCAACGCAGTTATGGTAGTTCAGGCACAGTAGGCGGTGACAATGCCTATAGTGTGTGGGCCAGTTATGCCGCACGTGGCACAACTGCCGCTCCGTCCGCATTAAAAGAGAATGACATCCTAGCCCGACTTAGTGCTAACGGATATGGAACTACTTCTTGGGGTGCCGGCGGCGCTAGAGTTGAATTTGTAGCACTAGAAGACTTTACTGACACAGCCAAAGGCACACGCATTAACTTCTGGACAACTCCAGAAGGACAAATTACTCCTCAGAACGTAGCAAGTATCAATTCAGTAGGCCTCATCGCTACTGGTATTCAATTTAGCGGTGATGACTCACTACAAACTACCGCCGGCATTCCCTTAACAGAAAAAGCTATCGCTGATGCTCCTTATGTAGCTACACTAGGCGACGATGGCAAACTAGATGCTAGTCAAATCCCAACCAGCTTAACTGGTGCTGTGGTATTTAAGGGCGTATGGAACGCTAACACTAACACACCTACACTGAGCGACACATTGCCAGCAGGTGTTGAAACAGGTTGGGAATACGTAGTATCCGATACAGGAACACGTGACATTGGTGATGGCAGTCAAATATATACTCAAGGTGACTTTGTTATATTTGACGGCACACATTGGAAAGTTGTTCGTGGTGCTAATGCTTTCGTAAGTTTAACAGGTGGCGGCGGCATCACAGTTAGCCAATCAACTGGTGCTATCACATTAGGCAGCACAGCTACACCGTTGTCTAATGTCAGCACTATAGTCAGCCGTGATTCTAGTGGCAACTTTGCTGCCAATGTAATTACAGCTAACTTAACTGGCGCAGTCACAGGCACAGTGTCGGGTAATGCTGGCACAGTGACTAACGGTGTTTACACCATTGGCTCACAAAGTATTGGTGGCACTAAGACATTCACAAGCACTATTGTTGGTAGCATAAACGGTAATGCTGGTACAGTCACAAACGGCGTTTATACAACTGACACTGGCACAGTGACCAACACTATGCTTGCTGGATCAATTGCCAACGCAAAACTAACTAACAGCTCAGTCACAGTAAATGGAACCAGCATAGCATTAGGTGCTAGTGCTACAGTTACAGCGGCTGCTGGCACATTAACTGGCACAACATTGAACGCAACTGTAGTCACTAGTAGTTTGACTACAGTAGGCACACTAACTAACTTGGCTATTGCTACAGGCGGAACTATTACCACTCCGCGAGTTGTGATCAACGATGGTGGTATTAGAACAGTTAGTGGTGGCACAACATTAACTATTGACTTTGCTACGGACAGTATCATATTATGGACAGCACCAACTGGCACCGCAGTTATCACACTGAGCAACTACACAGCAGGAGCACAGGTTAAACTGATTATTGCTCTAACAACCACTCGTGATATTACATTTGGTGTAGCAGGTGTGGCTAATAGTTCAACAGGTTCTGACAACTGGAATGGAGCAGGCGGCGGAGCAATTGACATTGCCAACACCGCAGTTCATCTTGAATACACTTGTATCACAGCCTTGGCAGCAGGATGTTATGTTAAAGTCACAGCAAACTAAGATAAGTACAATATGAAAGTAACAGAAATCTTAACAGAAGGCTTGCAAAAGCGTGATACCTATCAAATCCTGCTAGGGTTTATCGAGTTTGCCGCTCGTAGTCTTGAGCTTAACACATTACCAAAATTTGATTTTATTTTTAACAGCGACCGAAGTGTTGAGAATAAAAGCTTTGGTGGTTACGGGTCAGAACATATTATTATCACAGTTGCCAATCGTCACATTATGGATGTGTGCCGTACACTAGCTCACGAACTAGTTCACTTTAAACAAGACCTAAACGACCAACTAACGGGTGAAAATCCGGGCGCTACTGGTAGTCCTCAAGAGAATGAGGCTAATGCAGAAGCCGCAGTTATTATGCGTAACTGGGGCAAGAAGCACCCGGAGTTGTTTAGTAAAGAATCTATTAGTTAAGCGTACAGCTCTCGGTGCTTGAGCATTGCTAGCTGTCTAGCCAAAAACAATTTCCAACGAACTTCTTCACTGATATCGTCCTCGTGTTCTATCTTGTTTAGATCACGTCGACGGTAGCCTGTAGCAATGTCATCTGTTTGTACAAAGTCATCGTCATTGTCGTCTATGCCAAATGGAACAGCACGTTGAACTTTACTTTTTACAATCCGCTTGTTCTTTGCATGGACCCGAACGTTTTGTATCGCAGTCTGCGGTTGGGCAACGGAGACTGAATTCTTCGTAGTACTCTCTTTCCCATTTGCCTGGCTTAATGTTATCATTAGCATGACAATCAGGGTGCTTATAAAGCGTTTCATTTCGTGTCCTCATCAACATAATATGTTCCTTTTAAAGGGCATATATATACAACGCCTTAGCACAGCGTTTCGTTGACATACTTTGAACAAATAAAAAGGGCCCGTAGGCCCTAGTGAATGTTACGCTATTCTGGCGAAAAAGCTATGCTTACTTCTTTGAGCCCGCATTTACGAACCCGTAGAACTTTTCAGCAGCTTCCAAGATTTTATCCATTCCTGGAAATTCTGGCATTGCTACTGTGCTAACAATTTGACCGGTTTTCTCGTCCTTCTGAGCAGTCATCTGCCAACCTGCAACTTTGACTTGGTAGTCTTGCATAACAACATCTTTAGCCATAGCTAGGATGTCTGAACGGATTTCGTAGCCATTCTTGTTGAATTTAACTTCTGGTAGTTTTGGAGCTTCGTATGACATGATATTAAGCCTTCTTGTAAAATGCGTTCGATGCATTCTTGGTGAATGCAGTAGCGATTGCAAGGCTTGCTTCGACCGCAGTCTTAGTAGCGGCTGCTTGTGCGTCAATTAGCTTGGTTAGCTCTGCTTTGAACGTTGCGTCAACTGGCAATGCAGTAACGAATGTCTTTTTGCTAGTCTGGATAGCGTCGATAATTTGATTGTGAAACATTTTAATCTCCTGTGTGTTAATGTTTGTGTGTTACAATGTCTTTGCAACATTGTTTATTATATAGCCTCTTTCACTTAAAAGCAACAAATTTAGGCATTCTTTTGCCCCAATAGTCCATGACTGCTAGGTTGCTGTCAGTGGCTTCGTCTACGAAAGTTTTTATACTCGGGTTGCTCAACTCAATGCTAGCTTGTGTTTCTCCATACTCACTAGTCATCTGGATACCGTACTTCTTACATAGGTGTCGAATGACGCTGTTAGTGCTCAAACACACCATACTGCCATGAAGGAAGTCGTGTGTTCTGCACCATTGGATAGCACGTTTCATAAGGTAATTGCCCATGCCCTGCCCTTGGTAGCCCTTGAGTACACTGAATGCCAGTTCCATATTGTGCTCTTCGTCGATCGCAATATGACCAACGGCGATAAAGTCTAAGTCATCGTTTTCGATAGCAAACAGAATGTTATGCTCGTGATCCGCTTCCCACTTATCACATAAGTCATCAATGACTTCATCGCTTAGTGGATTGGCAAATCGCAACGTCTTACTGTCGCGATCCAATGCTTTCAAATGTTTACGGTACTTCGGATATTCGTGTGGAAGTACTCTACGAACCGTACTGTATGGCATATTAGTCTCTGATAGTTAGTTGGGCAGTTTTATAGTCGCCCATTCTAGCAAAATGACAAGCTAGTGAAGCCTTTTGCATTGACTGGAAAAAGTCTACGATAAATTTAAACATGTTGTGTCCTTGTATGTATGTTTGTAGTCACTCATGGTTTCTACTAAGTATTTATTTCATTGTATGCTGCTCTGCAACAAAAGTCAAGAGAGTTGATTTTCATAAGTATAGATTGTATACTACGATAAATACATTTGGAATTAAACATATATGCGTAAAAGTACCAGAAGCATTTTACAAGAACTAAGTGACTTAGGAGTCAAGCGTGACACCGATTTAATTATCGAGAGTCGCGGCTCTAACCTCATCGACAGCGCAGTTAACCTACTTAATTTAATTAGAGAAAACTACGATGTTGAAACAGCAGCCGAATTAGAACGTAGATTTCTAAACTCTATTAAGAGTGGCGACGGTACTAAATTCAAACGTGGTATCAAGCGCATCCAAGAAGGTAAAGATAATGGCTGAGAAAGGTAGTAAGATCTTCGGCGATACGGTACCGTTTCAAAAGAAGCACGCCGATGAGCTTAAGGCAAAGGTAGACAAGTATCTACACAAGTTAGGACTAGAATCTACTCTAGTTGGATCTACAAGTGATCCCGGACGTGATCCAGAAGAAGTTGCCAGTGACTTAGATACCATGGTCGACTTAGACAGTATCATCCAAGCTCTCAATCCACAACTAAATTCAGCAGATAAAAAAGACACTGTTGAAAAAGCAGCAAGACGTTCTCTAGCAGCCGCACTTCAAGAACTTGGATTGCAAACATCACAAGCAGGTGTTAATGTATTTGTTCGAGTACCGTACGGCGCACATGCACATCAAGTTGACTTAGAGTGTATCCGCAAAGTAGGCAAAGTCAGCAGATATCATCAGCATAAAATCCCAAGAGGTAGTCCTTACAAAGGTGTTAGCAAACAGCTTATGCTTGCAGTGCTAGCCAAGCAAAAAGGCTACATGTACTCTGCATGGGAAGGGTTGTATGTTCGTACACCAGAAAACAAGAAAGGCGATCTAGTTGCAGATGACTGGGACGAGATGGCTAAAGTACTACTTGGACCTAACGCATCAGGCGAAAACCTAAGCAGTGTAGAAGCTATTCTGCAGAGCTTGCCCGCAGATGAAGGTCAAGCCTTGCTAGCACACGTACAGCAAGATAAGAACTGGGTACAAAAACCAGTAGCTGAAAGCGTGTATAAAAACGCAGGCAAGCTGCAAGAGTGGTTTAAGGATATCTCTAAAAAAATACCTGATTGAGACGGATTTTTTTAGATAGAGCTAAATATTATTACAAAGGCCTGCAAAGGGTAGGCCGCAAAGCATATTGAGGAGACATTATTATGCCATCACTATTAGGTACAGACGTAGCAGCTAACTACTTGAAGACACTTCCAAGCACACAATTTGGAACACGTCAACTTAGCGTTTTAAACATTGCAATCGACGGCGTATTCGTAAGCCACGCAGATGCAAACAGCTTGTTCAGCAAGGCAGTTCGTGCATTGCAACAAACTGCTGAAGTTTGGGCAGTATTCACCCCAGTTGACGCAGGAACAGATAGCTTCAACGTTATCATTTCCGCTGATTCACAAACAACTGGTGACACACACGTTACCGGCGGTACTGACACTGGTTCAGGCTACGGCATCTTAGAAGCATCTATTGAAGCTGGTTGCGGCGTTGCTGCAACAGTAACAGCAGTTGCTGGTTTCGTTGCTCCATTCCGCGGTTAATTAGTTTATTCTCAGGGATGGGAAGGGAGAGCCTCACTTTTATAGTGGGGCTTTTTTACGGCTGTTAAATATGCGATGGAATATAGATTGTACACGCTCGCAGACATTACTAATACTGGACAGTTTAAAACAGGCACTGGTCGCGAGTTAGAGAAGAACCAAGAACAAAATTTTAAAACTATATTGCAAACAATTGGATTAAGATCTAATGTGATATACAGCAGACCTCCTAAGTTACTTACAGGGTTTGGAATAGACTACGGGTTCGAGATGAAGGATGAAGTTAACATTTGGTGCTTTGACTTTAGCACAGAACGAGACGATATCTGGTTAGAGAACGGTGATCAGTTAGCACTGCTACAGGTAGACTTTGAGTTAGTGCCTTTTATCACAGAACTTACTGAAAGCATTGCGCTACAGCCAGCAGTATTTCAACCATTAGGTGAAGGTAGAAATATTGTATTTGAAGTACTAACATAAATATAATGTACAATTTTAGGCACATCATTAAGGCATCTTTACACATTCGATTAAGTCGAATCATATCCTAAGGAATTGCCTCATGGCCACATCAAACGAAAAAATAGCAGTATTAGAGACTGAGTTTAAGAATCTTAAAGACGACCTAAAAGACATCCGAGTTGATGTTAAAGAAATGTCAACTGCGCTAGTTGAGAAACTAGACGAAATGGAAAAAGGTGCTAAGGCAGCACACAAGGATCTAGGCGAGCGACTAGAAGTTATCGAAAGATGGCGCTGGTGGCTAATGGGCGTTGGTGTAGCAGTAGGCTACATTGCCAGTCACTTTAAAACAATACAATCAGTTTTCGGATAATTATGCGAGTTACAGAGCTGTCAGTAAAGCCTATATCATATCACGACACTCTAAATCCGGTTCTATGGAACGGAAACAAGTTAGACACGCAAGTTCGCTATAAGCTAATGCTTATTGCCAAACACTTCGCAGATTTTCTCAACGTACCACAACTTAATCTAAGAGACATTACACTTAGCGGATCAAATGCCAGCTACGGATACTCAGAGTATTCAGATGTTGACCTGCATCTAGTAGCAGACATTCCGGAAGATCGCCCTGAGATAGCAGAACTATACGCTGCAAAGAAGAATCAATACAACACAACTTACGATATTAAAATCAAAGGTATCGATGTAGAATTATACGTACAAGACAGTACGCAAACACATCACTCAGCAGGCATCTATTCTGTACTTAACGACACATGGATAAGCGAGCCAAAGCATTCAGCGCCGCGAGTAAGCGATCAAGAAGTTAAGAGCAAGGCTCGCAATTATGCAGGGCGTATCAATCAAGCCCTAAGATCAAAAGACTTAAATACTGCAAGAGAGACAATGGATAACATCCGTCGATTACGCCAAGCGGGATTAGAAGCTGGCGGTGAAAACTCCGTTGAGAACTTAGCATTTAAACTGTTAAGAAGTCGTGGACAGATTGACAAGTTATACAGTTTTATAAACAAATTACAAAGTGCTGAGTTAAGCATCGGAGAACAAAAATGAAAGTAAATCAAATCGTTAACGAACATAAGAAGGGCGTTCGTGCTATGAAATATGGCAAGAAGACTAAAGGTGCTGTTCCAGTATACGGTCCTGATGCTAACAACGCAAAACTAAAACCCGTTAAGCCAACGGGCACAATTAGCGAAGAAGCTAAGATTACTAAGACTGGCCCCGACGGTGTAGAAATTACAGCAGACACTGGAATTAAAACTACGTTGCCGGCAGACAAGGCGGCGGCATTGCAGCCGGATCCACAGAACCCTAACGAATATGATTTAAATCCAGCAGCAACTGCTCCGACAGGTGGAGACATGGCTGGCCCTAAAGTCGGCGCCAATGTAGAAATTAAGACAGCAGAAGATACAGGCAGTGTACAAACAATTCCTACACAAGAATTTGTTAAAGGTGTTTATAGCATTGCAGCAGAATACAAAGGCGAAGCTCCTAACCCAGAAGAAGTTAAGAAGTTAATGGTCTTAGCACCTAACGGCGAAGTCGACGTAGAGAAAACTTTTACTAAGATCTATGCTGCCTTCCAAGCTAGCATTCCGCAAATTGAACAAATGATTAAAGAGATAGATGCTCTTATTAATAGTCCAGAGGGGCAAGCTGCAATGGCAAACCAAGCTCCAGAAGTTAACCCAGAATTAACACGTATCCGAGAGTTGTCTGGTATGACTGATGAAGATACAGTAAGCCCAAGATTCAACGGTTATCAGCAAACAGCGCACGACAACGGCGACACAACTGACGATTATTCAGCAGGTCCAGTGTCACTTAAAACTCGCAAGGATGCAAAAGGAAACACAGTATCGACAGATGCTCAATATGAGTTAGGCCCAAATACAATTAATATGAATCAGAACCAAGTTGGCGTTAAGACCATTGGTGCTACTGGTCCACAAGCAGATCAGTTTGTTGGCACTGATGCTAGTGCAAGACGTTTAGGTGTTGATCCATCTAAAGTACAACGTCAACTTGCAGTTAAAGAAAATGCAGAACTTACTGCTATGTTAACTATCGCCGGTTTACGATGAAAGTATTTGAAGTAACTAGTCCAAGAAGCGGCGGCGATGTTCAATACCAGCCAGTAGTTGATAAGGGTCCTAAGACTCCTGAAGAACTAGCTGCTATTAATGCGCAACGTGCAGCATCGGGCGAACAAGCTGCTGATGTTGCTGACTATAATGCAAGACAGGCCAGCGGACTATATGCTCAATCGCCTAAGTCAGTTCAACAGACCACTGCACCAGTTACTCCTACTGCACCAGTTACTCCAACTCCACTAGCAGCACCGCAAGTAGCAGCGCCTGCTAAACGACAATGGGGCACAGGGGTACTTGGTCTCGGCAGTCAAGGCCCAGAGGTAGAAGCATTGCAGCGCCGCCTTGGTATTCCTGCAGATGGCAAGTACGGACCACAAACAAAAGAAGCAGTTATTGCACTTCAAAAGAAGATTGGCGTTACCCCTGACGGAGCTTACGGACCAAAGACTAAAGCTGCTGATAGTAAGCAGATGCCTGCCTTACCTGGCTCAAAGCCTGCACCAGAAATTGATCTAGCAGTACAACCTAAACCTACAGTTAAACCTGCAAGAGATAACGTTGCTCAAGCAAATGCATATATGGATCAGCAAAGTGCAGCAGCTGATCAAAAATGGGCTGATAATCGTGCAAGAAGATCAGCAGCACGACAACGATCAGATAACGCAAATGCAACTGTAGATGCAGAATTAGCAGCAATGGATAAAGCGACTGCTGGAATAAAAGCTGGAACACAGTTACCAACAGCTCCGAAGTTTAGAATAGAAAAATCTACGTATGCACCAATCCAAGGACAGGCTCAGCCACCAAGCTATACTGTCACTGACATCGAACGTGGTGTGCAAGTGTTTACAGGCAAAAGCGATAAGGAAGCTATGAATTATGTTAACCAGAATGACCCAGCCGGTGCTGCACAAACAGGCATAACAGCTAACGAGTCGCTTGATAGAATACTACAAATAGCAGGCCTAAGATGAAAATCAATGAATTGATCAACGAGTTCCAAATTTGGACTACTAATGAAGAAGCAGACTTGCTGAAGCGATTGAGCAAGCCTGTAAAGATCTCTCAACTTGACGAGCATGATCAGTTCAGGATTCAGGCCATGATCCGCAAGAGTTTGGTAACTAAAGTAGGACACATAGATCCTAGCGTAGTTGCAAATGACCAAACAAAATAAAAATACTAAGAAAAAATTCGTACCTAAGCCTAAGCTAGCTGAACTAGCAGGACAGTTTGATATAGAGTTTAAAAAGCACGTTCAAGTAACGCTGTTAAAAAACGGAGCTGTTGGGTACAAAGATTTTGTTATCAAACAGAACACTAATGAAAACTGGTGCATTTTTCATATAAGAAACTTGCAAGATTCAATAGGTGAGTTTAAACTTAAGACCTGTGCGCTACTAGCTGCAAAAGCATACAGCACAACAAGTATTAATCACTTCATTGAAATACAAGATTTAGACAATAGATACTGGGCAAGTCATAGCGATATGCTAGTCTACAAGCGCATAATTAAGAAACAAGTACCTCTAGATAGATATATAATACTACTAAACAAACTAGAAGACAGCGAAGTCAAAGAGCGCGAGTTAAAGCGCAAAATAACTTCATTGTTTCATATGTCGTTTGCATAAATACATACAAATAGCTTAGGAAGCCATCATGCAGATTAAAGAATTTTCACAACCAATTACAAGCAAGACGCTTAACGAAAACGTAGCCAAGACATTTGGCGTTAAATTAAACCTTGAACAATTTTCAGATGTTCAACTAGAAGATGTTCGTAACAAACTACGTACTGAAGTTAGCCAGTTTGAAATGAGCGAAAGCTATGATGCTGTCCACGAAAGCGGCAAGTATCAGAAGACTCGTGCATTGTTAGACGTTATCAATCAAGCAATCTTAGAACGTGAAGAGTCGTCAGAAGACGAAGAAGAAGTAGACGAAGACTTCGAAGAAGAAGAACAAACTAACGAAAGTAGAAATACTTACTACGCAACGTTGCGTCAAAAGGCTAGAGAGCAATCAGTTCCAGAAAGCTGGATCAAGAGTGCTATCCACCGCATTGAATTAGGCGAATCAGATCAAGAAGAATTAGCAAGTGAATTAACTATTCGTTACGAGCTAACAGAATCACAAGCAGAACATATTGTATATCTAAGCGAAAGCGAACAATCAAAAGCAGAGATTATCATGGCCACCAAGGACATGGTTGATCGTATCACTGGCTGGCTAGAAGATGTGGCAACCATGAAGGCAGAACAGCTCCTTGAACTATTAGACTCTATAAGAGATGAACTAGGAAGTGATGTTGCAGAACAATACTCACAGGCAATTAAGCCAGCATTAGAAAACATTTATTCAACACTAGAATCAGCACGTCAATCACTAAGCTCAGGCTTATCAATTGTATCAGGCGGTGAAGCTCCTACAATGGGCGCTCCAGTAGGTGGAACTCCAGACTTAGGTGGCGCACCTGATATGGGTGGCGACATGGGAGCACCAGAAGGTGAACCAGCAGGCGAGCCAATGGCAGACTTAGGCGGCGATGCCGGACGTATGAAGCGTGAAAGCGTTGACTACAGCCGTAGACTTAGCCAACTTTTAAACACACCAAAAAAAAAGTAAATGAAAATATAGATCCCCTGGTTAACTTATTGCAATCGGTTTTATCCAATGCAAATTTTGACCAGGCGACTAGCTCTCTAACTTGGAGAGCGTTAAACGCCCTAGCATCTCAACAAGGTGCACCAGCAGTCGATTACAAACGTTTTGACAAACGCTGGCAAGATGAAGGCGAAGAAGGTATCCTACACCAATTAGTTGATCGCTATGACGGACAAGGATTAGTACTTAAAACCGACGAACACGAACACCCAGAAGTGCAAGGCAAGCCAAAGCAAGGTCAGATTTCTGCTATGGCAAAACGAGCAACCGCAAAAGCTAGACGTTGACATTTTAAAACAAAGGTGTTATACTAGGCTATATGAGTCTATTAATCCCTAAATTTGAATATAAACCAGTTGTCCGCGAGCAGGTAGAAGGTAAGCGATTATATGCTACCCCTGGCGGCAACAAAGTTCCTAGTGTTACTACAATCCTAGATAAAACTAAAAGTGCAGAAAGCCGAATGGCACTTGCCAATTGGCGTAAAGCTGTTGGCGAGAAGAAAGCACAAGATATTACAACTGAAGCAGCTAATCGAGGTACGCGAATGCACAAGTACCTTGAGGACTATGTTACTAACGGTGTAATGAATGAGCCGGGCACTAATCCGTTCTCACAGCAAAGCAATAAGATGGCGAACATCATTCGCGAACAAGGTCTTATCAACGTCGATGAGTTTTGGGGACTAGAAGTTCCATTATACTACGAAGGACTGTACGCAGGTACAACTGACTGTGTAGGACAATGGAAGGGCAAGCCTGCTATCATCGACTACAAGCAGACCAACAAACCCAAGAAGCGTGAGTACATTGATGATTACTTTGTACAGCTAACAGCATACGCACAAGCTCACAATAACATGCACGGTACAGACATTCGTACTGGTGTTATTCTTATGTGTTCAAAGGACTTTGAATATCAAGAGTTTGTTATCGAACTAGACGAGTTTGACATGTGGGCAGATCGTTGGTGGGATCGAGTTTCTCAGTACTACAAAGAGAACTGAGTAAATACTCCATGATCCAGAAACCGCATTTAATTCTACTAACCTCAACACGAGGTTCTGTTTGGCAACGTTCTATTGGTGCATACCAAATTGCACACAACTGTCGTCAGAACGGATTCCGTGTTCAAGTACTTGACTTCACTGACTTCTTTAGCGAAGCAGAGTTGAATCAAGTATTTGATGCGTTAGTAAGTCCAGAGCTTATCGCCATAGGAGTTAGTAGCACATTCTACTCAAGACCTAGCGATGCAGCAGATGTCGACCCTGCGTGGATACCTGTGGCAAACTCTGACATCCGCGGTGATGCAAGACCTGATCCAAAACTACGCAAAGCAATTGAGAGAGTAAAAGAACTACATCCACAAGTCAAGCTGATTGCTGGTGGCGCCAATAGTTGGCAGATGCTAGATGATCCATTGTTTGATACTGTATTCCACGGATACAGTGATGAAGCAGTTGTTGACTTCCTTAAAGGTTCGAAGCGTATCTGGCCTAAGGAGCACGGCAAGACTATCATTGACGGAGACCAGTACGAGTTTAATATTGAAAAGCTAAGTCATCGTTGGTTGCCAGAAGATGTTGTACTGCACGGCGAAACACTACCAATCGAAATTGCTCGTGGATGTATCTTTAAGTGCCGGTTCTGTAGCTATCCGTTAAACGGTAAGAAGAAGCTAGACTACCTACGTGATGTAGAAGAGATCAAGCAAGAGCTAATCGACAACTATAACAACTACGGTACAACTAACTACTTCTTCACTGATGACACATTTAACGACAGCACTTTTAAGTTAGAGCAGCTACACAAAGCATTCACTAGCTTGCCGTTTAAGATACGATTTGTCTGTTACTTGCGAGCAGACTTGCTACACAGATTCCCTGAACAGATACCATTGTTATTAGAAATGGGTCTAGGTGCTGTAGTATTTGGTATCGAGTCGCTGCACCCTAAAGCTGCTAAAGCAATTGGCAAGGGCATGGACCCAGAGAAGCTAAAGCCGTTCCTGCTAGACTTATACTATAAGCACTGGCAAGAACGTGTGAGTATCACTTGTTCGATGATCGTAGGCTTGCCAGGCGAAAGCAAAGAACATCTAAGAGCTAGCCATCAATGGTTTAGGGATCAGGGCGTTATCTTTAACGACAACTGGTGGCCATTAAAGATCACTACAAAAGGGCACTACAAAGCTGAGTTTGACAAGGACTGGGACAAGTGGGGTTACACTATGGATGAAGACGGTGAGTGGACTTCTGAGTTCATGACTCATCGCGAAGCATTTGCCCTTAGTGAAGAGTTTAACGATCAAGGCTTGTACGGCGGCAATGCTCCAGGCAGTTGGCTAATGTTTGCATTGCTTAGTTTCGGATACCCGTTTGAAGAGCTACAAAAGTGGGAAAATAAGAACTTGCCCTGGAAGAGTCTGATTAAGAAGAAACTTAGAATGGTGCAAGATTACAAGAAAACCCTGTTTAATCTGCTACAGACGCCGTAAATGCATTTATGTTTAGTACGATAAATACTAGACATTAAGGATACACGTTATGGCTGTGGTGCAAATCTCCAGAATTCAAGTCCGTAGAGGACGTAAACAACAAGGTACAGGATTACCTCAATTAGCTTCGGGCGAAATTGCATGGGCAATTGATACCCAAGAACTTTACATCGGTAACGGCGCAGTAAGTGAAGGTGCACCGGAAGTTAACAATACAAAGATCCTAACAGAACACGACAGCTTGCTAGACCTAGCTGGTCAGTACGAATACAAAGCAGGTGATGATAGCATCGTTACAGGCGTTGAGCAAAACTATCCGGTCATCCGTTCACTACAGCAAAGACTAGATGAGAGTGTAACAGCTTTTAGCTTTGGTGTAGTAGGAGACGGCATTGTTGACGATACTGCTGCCCTACAACGAGCTATTGATCAACTATACATGACTGCTACAGCTCGAGCAAACACTGCAACCCGCATGGTGTTAGAACTACCTGCCGGCACATATACCTTAACTGACACCCTGTACATTCCTAGCTATGCAACCATTGTTGGCGCTGGAGTCGGTAATACTGTTATTAACTACATTGGAAACGATGTGGTGTTTAAAGCAGTTAACGACAGCTCTCGCCCTGGAGATATTGATCCAGACGGTATCAGTGATAGTAATCAACCTAAGTTCATTACTATCCGTGGATTAACTATTAATTCTGCAACTACAAACAAAACAGTTCTACACCTTGACTCGGTGTTAGACAGCACATTTGAACAGCTTAATATTACTGGTGAGTGGGCAGACACCGTAGACTTAGCAACTACTGGTGCAATCTACTTAGGATATTTCAGCGGTGTAGTTACATGCGAGCGTAACAAGTTTGAAAACGTAACAGTTGACGGATTTACATACGGTGTGTTTGCCAAGGGTGATGTAACAAATAATAAATTTATCGACAACGACTTTAGCAACTGTTATCAAGGCTTCCGTTTAGGAAGAGGTATTAACGGTGTTCCTTCATCTGGACAGGCAACTGGACCACAAGGCACATTGATTATCAATTGCAGATTTACTGACATTAAACGCCAAGCTGTATACGTTGATAACGGATTTGGTACTAGTGTAACCAAGTGTACATTTACTAACGTTGGCAATAACGGTGGTGGATCAGCAGGTGCATTATACACTCAGGTACAGTTCCAAGTTGGCAATAACTCTGCAACAAATAACTTCTCTGACAGAGCTAGTACGCTGGCAACTGACAACCTAGGTGCGCCGTATGCGGGCGAAGCAGGTGGTGTTGTTGCTACTGCTGCGTTTGGCGCAAAGCAAATTGAGTTGCAAACAACCGGCAGTTCGCTTCTTGCGTTCCGCTTGCCAATTGCAACAGGTGTAACTGGTTATGCAATTAACTATACCTACCAAAGTACTACTAGAGCACAATCTAGACAAGGTACTATCACAGTCGCAATTGATGCACTTAACGATGCAGTTCAATTGAGTGACGACTACAACTTCGTTGGCGCAGCCGGTGATGCAGATACATTGGACTTCAGTGCTCAATTATTAGCAATCCATAACGGCAGCATTAACGATACTATCGGCATCTACTACAAAAACACCAGCGTAGGCGATGTAGCCGTTTTCACATATTCATACTCTGCCGTCCAAGGCTTATAACCGTTTAACTAGACAAAGCTAAAATATACGTGTATTATTAGCTTTGTCACAATGATATATCATTGTGCATGTTTATACGGCAATAAATCATCACGAAATCAAGCATAAGTCGTTGACTTTCAAGAAGAATTTGGATAGAGTTTCTGCTCACTAAATACTTCCTAATTAGATTGTTCGGATGTTAATTAAAGATACAACTGTATAAAAAGCGGAAGAAATGAATAAAATAACAGTAATAAAAAGAAGCGGTATTAAAGAGCCGTTGAACTTGGATAAGTGGCAAACTCAGATTGCAAAAATTTGTAGCGGCATTGCAGATGTTAGTCAATCAATGATTGAAATTAAAGCACAGCTACACTTCTACGACGGCATCACTACTAAAGAAATTGACGGCATCACTTTACGTGCTATTGTAGATTTAATTGATGTAGAATCAAACCCAGATGTTGGACACGTTAACTATCAATACGTTGCAGGCAAACAACGATTGTCAATGTTGCGCAAAGATGTGTATGGCGACTACGAAGTCCCTAGTCTATACAACATTGTGGTTAAGAACGTTGCCATTGGTTTATATACTCCTGAACTACTTGAGTGGTATACTAAAGAAGATTGGGATAGAATGGACTCGATGCTCGAGCACGAGAAGGATGAAGAATACAGTTACGCAGCAATCGAACAGCTAATTGAAAAGTATCTTGTAAAGAATCGTTCAACAAAAGAAATTTATGAAACACCACAGATCCGATACATGGTCGCTGCGGCGACGGTATTCCACAAGGAAGAACCAAACAGCGCACGTATGCGATACATCAAAGAGTACTACAATGCGGCATCGGATGGTCTCTTTACTTTGGCTACACCTGTTTTGGCTGGCTTGGGGACTCCTACAAAACAATTTAGCAGTTGCGTTCTTATCCGCTCTGATGACGACCTCGATTCTATCTTCGCTAGCGGAGAAATGATGGCCAAGTATGCTAGCAAGCGAGCTGGCATTGGTTTAGAGATCGGTCGATTACGTAGTTTAGGTTCTCCCATCAGAGGTGGCGAAATCCAACACACTGGTATGATCCCATTCCTAAAGAAGTGGTTTGGTGATTTACGTTCATGTTCACAAGGCGGTATCCGTAATGCAAGTGCTACAGTATTTTACCCAATTTGGCATCACCAGTTTGATGACCTTATTGTGCTTAAGAACAATCAAGGTACAGAAGAAACTCGAGTCCGACACATGGACTACGGAGTGGTCTTATCCGCCTTCTTCTGGAGACGATTTAAGAACAAAGAAAACATAACATTCTTTGATCCTAACGAGGTTCCGGACTTGTATGAAGCGTTCTATAAAAACACTGCATTGTTCGAAGAACTCTATGTCAAATACGAACAGCGTAAAGACTTGAGAACTAAGACTATGGCAGCTGAGGAAGTATTCAAGTCTGGCATATTGAAAGAGCGTACTGATACAGGACGTATCTATCTAGTGTTCATTGACAACGTAATGAACCAGGGTCCGTTCGACCCAGAGTACCATACAATTTACCAAAGTAACCTTTGCTGTGAAATTCTTTTACCTACTAAGTCCTTTAAACGTCTGGATGACAGCGATGGTCGTATCGCACTTTGCACATTGGGCTCAATCAATTGGGGTGCGTTCCGTAACCCAGAAGATATGCGCCGCGCTTGTCGTATATTGCATCGTAGCCTCAACAACATTCTTGACTATCAAGACTTTCTTTCCATCCAGTCTAAACTATCCAACGACGAAATTAGACCGCTCGGAATCGGTATCACCAACCTCGCCTACTGGCACGCCAAGCGTGGGCTCAAGTACGGTGAGAAGGATGCTCTAGCTGAAGTTAAGACTTGGCAAGAGCACCAGTCATTCTACTTAACAGAGATGTCAGTTGAGTTAGCTAAGGAACGCGGCAAGTGTCTAGGATCAGACCAAACACGTTACGGTCAAGGGAAGTTTCCTTGGGAACTACGTGCTAAAGGTGTTAACGAGTTAGCAGACTTCAGTCCTGAATTAGATTGGGAAACGCTACGTGCTGCTATGATCCAATACGGTGTTCGTAATGCCACTAACGGTGCTGTTGCTCCTGTAGAGTCTAGCTCAGTTGTTATCGGATCGACTAACGGTATTGAAATGCCGATGAGTTTGATCTCTGTTAAAGAATCTAAGGCAGGATCGTTTGTTCAGGTTGTACCTGAGTATCACAAGTTGAAGAACAAGTATCAACTGATGTGGGATCAAACAGACTGCGAAGGCTACTTGAAGACTGCGGCTGTTATTGCAGCCTACACTGATCAATCAATTAGTACTAACACATTCTACAATCCAGCACACTTCCCGGATCGTAAAGTTCCAACTACATTGATCGCCAAGAACTTGATGCAAGCTCACTTATGGGGGTTAAAAACTTTCTATTACAGTTTGATTAATAAGAAAGGTAGTAAGGCAGTTGACGAAGAAGCTCCGGTGCAAGCACTAGCTGCTATTGACTTCGACGATGTAGATGATTGTGAGAGTTGTAAACTATGATTAAATTAGACGCATATAATATAAGTTTTATGCTAATGGATGCATGGCGCAAGTATGCTATGCAGTCTAGTGGCACTGGTGAGAAGTTAGGCAACGTACCTGTGTATGTTGAGCTAAATGGTAACCTAGTACGCATTAGTGATGTAGATACTAGTGATGGTAAAATAATTTTAAAGACAGAAAATGAGTAAAGCACAATATAACCTAACAACAAAAACAGACTATTTGAATCGCAAGATGTTTCTGGATCCTGCAGGCCCAGTTACTATCCAACGCTTTGAAGAAGTTAAGTACAAGAAGATTGCAGACTATGATACTACTGCTCGTGGATTCTTTTGGCAACCAGAAGAGATTAGCTTAACTAAAGACAGTGCCGACTTTAAAGATGCAAGTGACGCAGTTAAGCATATCTTCACAAGTAACTTGCTACGTCAAACAGCATTAGATAGTTTGCAAGGTCGTGGACCTACACAAGTGTTTACACCTGTGTGTAGTATTCCAGAACTAGAGGCATTAATGTACAACTGGGGCTTCTTTGAAACTAACATTCATAGCAAGAGTTACAGTCATATCATCCGCAATATCTACAACGTGCCTAAGGATGTGTTCAACACTATTCATGACACACAAGAAATTGTAGGCATGGCGTCAAGTGTAGGCAAGCACTATGACAAGCTACACCAAATTAACTGTGCTGTAGAATGTAATGGCGACATTAAGGAAGAGGATCACATTAGAGCAATCTGGATGGCCTTACATGCTAGCTATGCGTTAGAAGCGTTCCGCTTTATGGTATCATTTGCTACCTCACTAGCAATGGTCGAGAACAAGATCTTTATTGGTAATGGTAACATTATTAGTTTGATTCTACAAGACGAGTTGTTACACAAAGGTTGGACTGCATACATCATTAACCAAGTTGTTAAAGAAGATCCACGCTTTGCGCAAGCTAAGATTGAATGTGAAGCTGAAGTGTACGAATTGTATATGGATGTTATTCGAGAAGAAAAAGAGTGGGCAAAGTATTTGTTTAAACTAGGTCCAGTTATTGGCCTTAACGCTAACATCTTGATCGACTTTGTTGACTACACCGCAGTTGGTGCATTGAAAGATATTGGCATCAAGTACCTAAGCACAGCGCCAAAGTCAACTCCTATTCCTTGGTTTAACAAGCATACAGATACTAGCAAAAAGCAAACAGCACTACAAGAAAACGAAAGCACTAACTATGTTATCGGAATTATGGGAGAAGCACTTGACTACGATGCTCTCCCAGAACTATAAGGATTAAAATGATTACAGTATATTCAAAAAATGATTGCCCGTTTTGCGACAGAGCAAAGGCATTATTGGAAAGCAAAGGCATTCCATTTAAAACAGTTATGATGGAAGAAACACCAGACGCACGTGAGTTCCTAATGGATCAAGGTCTGCGTAGTGTTCCACAGATTTTCAAGGACGGCGTTCTCCTTCCTGGCGGCTATCAAGGCCTTGCAGGTAAAGACGAAGAATTTTTTAACACACTAAAAGGATAATATGTTAATTGACAAAGGCGTAAGCGAAGGTGAAGTAATCACTTTAAAACTAACATCAGGCGAAGAACTAGTTGGAAAACTAACACAAGAGACAGACGCTTATTACAAGCTATCACGTCCAATGGTAATTGGTATGGGCGAACAAGGTCCGGGACTAATGCCTTACCTATTCACAGTACATCCAGACAAGGAAGTAAAGTTGTCTAAGATTACAGTAACAGTAGCAGAAGCAACTGATGGTAACTTTGCTAAACAGTTCCTTGAATCTACATCAGGCATCAAGTTAGTCTAATGTTAAGTGTAACGGCAGCAACTGTAGGAATGGCAACACCGTTTACGCAAGTAATCGATGTTCAAGTTGAGACCATAGATGAGCTAACAGGCGAAACTATTATTGGTCCTTCTGACACTGTTCCTGTAGTCACTGCCAGCTTTACTGATCCAGGAGTTGTTATTACTACTGAAATTGGTAAGGTAACTATATCCGGACTTTATCGTAAGATTATCGTTACTTCGTGGACATACATTAATTTGACAGGTACAATCGTAACTGAACAGATGGCTCCAGAAGTAGGAACATTTAAGATGATCACTAAGGTTGATAGTCCTGCTAACTTAAAAGAGATATGCACGTATACTATAGACGGCGATTCGTTTATACATACTGTGGACTTAGGTAGTTACTCATCAATTGGCACTACACTAAAATCATTACTAGCGACGGTATAATATGAGTGGAAAACCAATAACACGAGTCGGTGATAAGACAACGGGTCACGGCCCGTATAAGCCACGTCCTGCAACAGGCGGCAGTGGCAATGTATTTGTCAACGGTATTGCAGTTAACCGAGTAGGCGATGGATGGGCACCACATGGTGCAAGTCCCGCATACAACGGAGATCCGCATCCCGGAGAAGGTAATCATACAACGTCAGCTGGATCCGGTACTGTGTTTGCTAATGGCAAAGCAGTTGCCCGAATTGGAGATCCAGTTGAAGGTGATACTATTGCCGCAGGAAGTTCGAACGTATTCGCCGGTTGACATCTAGAATAAGTGTGTTATAATAACGTATGAACATTTATTTAGATATGGATGACGTAGTTGCAGACTGGCACAGCTACGCACAAGACATCCTCAAACTACGCTGGGATCGGAATGGCGAACGCATTCCACAAGAACAATGGGATAAGATTAAAGAAGACTTGCGCTTCTATCGTAATCTTCCATTAATGGACGGAGCTCACGAGCTAGTTGACATGTGTAAAGAATATGTCGCTGCTAATCCGCAATACCACTTACGTTTCTTAACAGCACTACCGCATGATTATTCAATGCCGTTGGCAGTTAGTGATAAGGTATTGTGGGCAGCTGATCACTTCCCAGGTATTCCAGTTACAATTGGACCATTTAGTTACGACAAGTGGCGCCATTGTAAAGTCAAGGGCGATATTCTAATCGACGACAGACATAGTAACTGTTCAGAATGGGAAGCTCAAGGCGGAGTAGCTCACGTCTTTACAACGTGGGAAAACTGCAAACCATGGTTAACGGCAACGTTAAAGCCATGATTGCCCCTACAAAGAAAAACAAGCATTAAATATTAACAGCATTACACAGGAGAAATCAAATGGCTAAAAATAAATATCAAGAGTTTACAGCAATTGTTGAAGCAATGGAATCAGACTTCGAAAAGTTTTACGACAAAGAAGTTGGTGCCGCAGGTACTCGTGTTCGCAAAGCATGTCAAGATTTGGCAAAGCTATGCAAAGAAACACGTAACGATGTAACCGCAGTTAAGAACGAACGTAAACCAGCAACGGCAAAATAATATATGAGTTTAGAAGATAAAGTAAAGTCGATAATCGCAGAGCAGTTAGGTGTAGCTTTAGCTACTGTAACTAACGAGAAAGCCTTCATGGAAGACTTAGGTGCCGACTCTCTCGACACAGTGGAATTAATCATTGCATTTGAAGATGCGTTCCACTTTGAGATAGATGACGAAGCAGCTGAAGGATTAACTACTGTACAATCTGCTATCGATTATATTAACGCTCACAAGGCGTAAAGTAGTATGCGTCCTTGGAATAGAGAGGATACACAAAATTGGATTTCCCAATTAGAGAATCGAATCTCTGACATTGAATATTACATCAATCGGACAACCGAGTGGTGTGATAATAATGGAGTTTGGGATACTCAAAAAATATTCGCTTGTTTAGCTATGACAGTCATTTGGGTTAGCCATATGCGCAATGAGCCTATTTCAAGACGCGAACTACTTGAGTTACTCGGGCAACCAGAAGCATTAAATTGCGAAGATGCCGAGTACACTATGGATCCTTCTATGCTCGACAAGGATCTGAACGAAATACTTATTTTAATTGTTTTGAGTTTTGACGACGAAACTAATTGACATTACGCATTGCGTAGTGTATAATAGTCACATGTTGAATACATTAGGATAATTGTATGAGTATGCATTTACATCACCCTAGTCTTAGCACCACTGGCAAGAAGAAGGGCAAAGTAAAATGGGCAAGTGCTGAACACAAGCGCAAAGCTGAACAAGCTGATGCCGATTGGAAAGACCTCCAAAAACGTTGGGGTGTTGAAGCAGAAGAAAAGAAACGTACTCGAGCTCTAGCCGCACCAAGTTTGAGCAGTTCGTATAGTTTAAAAATCCCAGAAGGTCGTAATACTACGGCTCATCTCAAAAGTGTAGATACCGGCGGCAATGCTACATTGAAAGCTCCAAAAGTGTATACAGGTACTAAAGTTAAAGGCATTGCAACAATGCATAAGAGTAACGCAGTGCCAGTGTTTAGTGACGAAGAAGCAGTTGACATTTCAAGAATGAGACGTTAAACTGTTACTAAGTAAAACTAGTACTTTTCCTTGAAAAAATAAGGATAATTACTTATTGTGCCGATAGGTTTTGGCACACAAGCAGTAGGCTTTAACGCACAGGAGATGTATCGAGCCATTAATGACGGAACTAGCAATTCCTGATCCAGCGTAAAGGAGAAATAACATGATACGCATCATAAAATTTATAGTTTTTACCCTAGTTTTTCTAGCGGTATCATATGTAGGATACGAGACGGTTACTCATAAGTTAACCACACTAAAGGAATCTCAAGTCTACGCAAGCCCAATCACAGCCGATATGAGACAAAAGCAATTAGATTGCCTCGCTCGAAATATCTATCACGAAGCTGGCTACGAGCCATTTGAAGGTAAAGTAGCTGTCGCACAAGTCACAATCAACCGTACAGAATCTGGACAATTCCCAAGCGACATTTGTCAGGTTGTACATCAAAAGAACGTTGTATACGAAAAGGTCCTTTGCCAGTTCAGTTGGTATTGCGACACAGCAAGCCTAAAGAAACCAATAAACGGCCCTGTATACACAGAAAGCATGGAAGTAGCAAAGAAGGTATTATTGGAAGGATTTAGATTGCCATCTATTAAAGATGCTCTTTATTTCCATGGGGATTATGTTAACCCTAAATGGGGTAAGAAACCCATTGCCAAAATTGGCCGTCACATCTTTTATCGTTAAGGACTAGCATGAATACTACTCAAGTTAAAAAAATTGCACAAGACATGTTTGACATGGACCTTTGGGTTAAAACAATTAAAGAACATGCATCACATATGAGCGCAGAGACAATGGGATGGACTGCTATCATCCTAATGCATCTAGCTACAATCCCAACTATGGTAGCTGTACTAACAGGGCTAACTGAAAAAATGCCGCCTGTTGATATGGTTCTGTTTAGTTGGGCAGGATTATTTTGCTTTTTTGTAAAAGCTGTGATCCAAAAGGACTTGCTAAACATTGTTACTATCGGGTTTGGTTTCTTTATTCAAGCTTCGTTGTTGGCACTGATCGTCTTCAAGTAACGATAAATATTAGATATTAAGGAGCATATCATGCCATCAGGATTTCAACAAGATCTAAACCAACTACAACCAGTATTCTACCGCGTTGTAATCACAATGAGTAACTCAACTTATTACCCTACTACAGACGGTAATGACAACGGTGGAGTTACACCAACTAGCGCAGACAGCTTTGCTGTTAAGCCTGCTACCCTAGCAATTTCGCAACAACGTGCCCGTGGAAATATGCGTTTCCGCAACATCGTTAACGCTCTTACTGGATTAGCAGATTGCCAAATCATGGACATTACTATTACTGAAGCAACAGTTGATGTTCAAGCAACTAGTTTAGCATTTACTGTCAAGTACGACCGTGACGGATTTATTCCAGTTACCGGTACAGCTATTGACGGTTCAACTGCTATCACAACTACTGCTATTGCATTGAAAAATGAAATTGCAAAAGCAATTCGTTTATCTACTTCAGCTACTGCTAGAACTCCAGTTACAACAGAAGACGGTCAAACTACTGTTACTGTTACACATACCGGTGCAACTGCCGCACAAACATACGGCACAGTTGCAGTTTCATTAATTGACGAAACAACATTGTTAGACTAATATGATCTTAGCTTGGTTACTCCTACTTACAGGCTTAACAATTTCAGCAGTCGCGATCTACTACTCAGTAGTAGGCCTGGCTGCTATTTTCTCAGCCGCAGTTATTCCCATCATTGTTATGGGTTCAGCATTGGAAGTAGCCAAGTTAGTATGCGCTAGCTGGTTAAAAGCAAACTGGACGCAAGCACCCCGACTAATGAAAATATACATGACTACCGCAGTCATTGTATTAATGATTATTACGTCAATGGGTATCTTTGGATTCTTGTCAAAAGCACACAGCGATCAAAGTTTAGTCTCTGGCGATGTAATGGCTAAGATTAGTGTTTACGACGAAAAAATCAAAACAGCAAAAGACAACATAGATGCAAACCGCAAAGCTCTTAAACAAATGGATGAAGCTGTCGACCAGGTTATGGGTCGCAGTAATGATGAAAAGGGTGCCGACAAAGCTGTGGCAATCCGCAGAGGTCAGCAAAAAGAACGTAGTCGTCTTCAATCCGAGATTGCGGCCGAGCAAAAAATCATTGCTCAAATCAATGAAGAACGTGCGCCGATCGCTGCCGAGGTCCGTAAAGTAGAAGCAGAAGTTGGCCCGTTAAAATACATTGCAGCCTTTGTATATGGCGCAACAGATGAAAGTATTTTAGAGAAAGCAGTTACTTGGGTTATCATTACAATTATTGTAGTGTTCGATCCGTTAGCAGTTATCATGTTACTAGCTGCACAGATGACATTCGGTTGGAAGAAAGAAGAAGAAGCGGCTGCTGCTCCTGTTTATGTCGCCGATGTTACTATGCCAGACTATGAACCTGATGACGGTCCATTAACTGAAGAGCAAGTTGAACAGATTAAAGAAGATGCACAACCATTTCTACCAACAGGTGAAGTAGTTAGCACTAGCACACTGTTTGTCGATGCAGGCGAGCATCCACAAGATACGTTTGAACATGAAATTGAACAAGAAGAAGTTATCGTTGATCAGGCACCGACAGTAACGTTGCCCGATACACTAGCACCAGCAGAGATCGCTGAGCCAGTCAAAGTAGAGTCTGAGTTAGATAAGTGGAATAAGATGATCGAGCAAGCGGAAGCAGAGCTTGAAAAAGAAAAGAAACAACTTATCGAAGCCGAGGCTGAAAAGTATCAACCAATTCCAGAAGTAGAACGTCCAGGCGACTACTTACCAGAAGAAGAATCAAAAAAAAAAACTTACATGACGAAGGATCAAACAGGGACAATTCAGTTGAAGAGTCGGGAGTAATCGGTTATGTACAAAATTCCGAACAAGCAAGTCCTAGCTCGCTATGGTCTGCAATAAACGGAAGAGAGAACATTAAAACAATTGACGAATTATATAAACTATACTCCGAAGACCAATTTAACAACGTAATAGTTGACCCAACTACTGATCCAGAGTTATATAACTTTGTAGAAGAAACCAAAACTAAACCTCGTTTTAACGATTACCAGAAAGAACAACTAGCAAACTTTGTAAGCAGGATATATGAACTTAGGAAAAATTAATCTCATCACCCCACCGGATAAATTGTTTAACTTGAATTTAAACTACTTGTTAGTTAAACCATCAACTCATGTTAAACAGCAGTTCCAGACTATCTTAAGTCACTCAATTGAAGAAGTAAACGTATTCATTTACGATCAAGAAGAAACTGATGTCAGCTGGCTACTAAGTGTAGCAATGCAAAGCGATGTTGTTATTATTGACGTTGACAGTTGTGATCCTACTACACAGAAGTTTATCACATTCTTGTTAGCACAACCAAATACGCACTACATTACTAACGACGAGCTTACTCCTTACAACTTGATTAGCAAGAATCGAATCTATGATTTGGACTTCATTGTGAAACAGTTGATGGAAGAGGATGACGAAGAAGGCGAATTGGACGATGACGAACAGTAAGCGAACCGGTACTGGTATTGTTATAAAAGATACCGAGAATATCAACGTAGCACTTCGCCGATTCAAACGTAAAGTGGAAGAAGGTGGAAAATTGGACGAACTAAGAGCTCGTGAATTTTACGAAAAACCGACTACTGAACGAAAACGAAAAGCCGCTTCGGCAAAGCAGCGTTATAAGAAAAAACTCCAAAACGAGCAACTTCCCCCAAAATTATATTGACAGTTGCTATAATATCTGTTATACTTAATGTTACTTTTAAAGAAAGAACTTTATGGCTAAAACAGATATTATGATTGACTTGGAAACATTGGCGACATCTCCGGATGCCGCCATTCTTACGATTGGCGCAGTAAGATTTGATCCATTCGGTCGAGAACTAACAGATCCAGAAATGGATAGCTTTTACGTAAGAGTTGACCTAGATAGTTGTGACGAGCTTGGACTAGTTACAAATGACGATACAATCGAGTGGTGGTCAAAGCAGACCCCGGAAGCAAAGTATGAAGCATTTGAAAATCCAGATCGATTGCATATTCGCGAAGCAATGGATCAACTGTATAAATTTTGTTGGGGTGCGCAACGTGTATGGTCAAACGGTAGCGGCTTTGACATTGTCATCTGTGAAGTAGTTTACAAACGTCTACAAAAAGCAGTACCGTGGCAGTTCTGGCAGTCACGTGATTGCCGCACTGCATATGATTTGGGCATTAATCCGCAAAAGCCAAAAGAAACTGCTCACAATGCGTTAGCCGATGCGTACCAGCAAGCAATTTGTATTCAGAACGTATACAATACATTGCGATTAAGTACCACATCAGATGGTTCTTACATTACCCCATTTATTAAAACAAAATGAACGAACTAAACGAAGATAGTAACGAAGTAATGGACATCCTCCAAGAGGAGGCTGCTGAAGTTATTCAAGCAGTAAGTAAGATTAGACGCTTTGGAATTGATAACGAAAAGCCGGGCGCTGATCAAAGTAACCGTGAACATTTGGAAGAAGAGCTTGGCGACATGCTAGCTATGATTGATATCCTAATGGTTAACGGTCTAGTTGATTGGGCAAACTTGCATTCTGCAAAACGGGCCAAAGTTGAGAAACTAAAAAAGTGGTCAAATATCCCAAATCTTGATAAGATCTGAGATAAATAATTTTGTAGACGCCGTAAAGGGTTTACATTATTCTTGCTTAATTAAAGGAGAAAAGATATGAGCAAAATCATCGGTATCGACTTAGGTACAACAAATAGCTGTGTAGCGATTCTAGAAAACGGAATTGCTAAAGTAATTGAAAACAGCGAAGGTGCTAGAACAACACCCTCAATCATTGCATATACTAAAGACGAAGTTCTTGTAGGTGCAACAGCAAAACGACAAGCAGTCACAAACCCAAAGAATACAATCTACGCAAGCAAGCGACTTATCGGTCGTAAGTTTGACGAAGCCGCAGTACAGAAAGACATTGACCTAATGCCTTACTCAATCATCAAAGCTGACAACGGCGATGCATGGATTGAAGCTAATGGCGAAAAACTTGCTCCACCGCAAGTGTCAGCTGAAGTACTACGCAAAATGAAAAAGACTGCCGAAGACTATTTAGGTCATTCAGTAACACAGGCAGTTATTACAGTACCAGCTTACTTTAATGATAGTCAACGTCAAGCAACTAAGGATGCAGGTAAGATTGCGGGCTTGGAAGTATTGCGTATTATCAACGAGCCAACAGCGGCTGCTCTTGCCTACGGCGTAGACAAAGCTGACAAGAAGGATCGTAAGATTGCAGTGTTCGACTTAGGTGGTGGTACATTCGACGTATCCATTATCGAAATTGCCAACATTGATGGCGACAAGCAAATTGAAGTATTGTCAACTAACGGCGATACATTCCTAGGCGGTGAAGACTTTGACCAAGCCATCATGGACTACTTGGTTGCAGAGTTTAAGAAAGACAACGGCGTTGACTTGAAGAGCGATATGCTTGCTCTACAACGTTTGAAAGAAGCTGCTGAAAAGGCCAAGATCGAATTGTCAACAGCCGCAAGCACAAGTGTTAACTTGCCATACGTAACAGCAGATGCAAGTGGACCTAAGCACTTGAACGTTACCATTAGCCGTGCTAAGTTTGAAGGTCTAGTAGATGGATTGATCCAGCGTACACTAGCACCATGTAAGACTGCTATGCAGGATGCTAAGGTTACAGCCGCTGACATTGACGAAGTTATTCTAGTCGGTGGTCAGACACGTATGCCTAAAGTACAAGAAGCAGTTGAGAAGTTGTTTGGTAAGACTCCACGCAAGGACGTTAACCCAGACGAAGCAGTTGCCGCAGGTGCAGCTATCCAAGGTGCTGTTCTAGGTGGCGATAAGACAGACGTTCTATTGCTAGACGTTACTCCATTGTCGCTAGGTATCGAAACAATGGGCGGTGTGTTTACCAAGTTGATTGGTAAGAATACGACTATCCCAACTAAGCATTCACAAATATTCTCTACAGCCGATGACAATCAACCAGCAGTTACTATTAAAGTAGCACAAGGTGAACGTGAACTATTCAAGTACAACAAAGCACTAGGCGAGTTTAACTTGGAAGGTATTGCTCCTGCAATGCGCGGCACACCACAGATTGAAGTTACCCTTGATATCGACGCCAACGGTATTATGCATGTAAGTGCTAAGGATAAGAACACTGGCAAAGAAAACAAGATCACAATTAAGTCCGATTCAGGCTTAACTGATGCAGAGATTCAACGTATGGTACGTGAAGCTGAAGAAAACGCAGAGTCTGATAAAAAGGCAAAAGAGTTAATCGAAGCACGTAATACAGCTGAAGCTCAAAGTCACACACTTAATAAAGACTTTGAAACATACAAAGATCAATTGAGTGAAGAAGAAAAGACCACTTACGAAACAGCTAAAACTGCTTTGAACGAAGCAGTCAAAGGCGAAGACGTAACAGCAATCAACGACTCTATTACCAAGCTATTCGAATCGGCTAGCCCAGTAATGGCAAAGAAACAAGCAGCTGACCAAGCTAAGGAACAGAGCGCTCAATCTGGCGAGCAAACTGTAGATGCGAGTTTCACAGAAGTTGACAAAACAGACACACAGTAATATAATAAACACGTAGGGCGCCTTCGGGGCCCTACAAAGTTCTTGCTTAATATAAGGAGATAATTATGACACAACTAAGAACTATTAATGCGGCAGACCTTGCCCAACTAAGCAGAGCCCTAGTCGGCTTTGATCGATACTTTAGCTCACAAGCTACCAACAGCAATTACCCACCACACAACATCGTTAAGTATAGTGACGATACGTATGCTATCGAAGTTGCGGTTGCAGGCTTTACAAAAGATGAAATTAGTGTTAGTATTGATCAAGACCAGTTAACTATCCGTGGTGTAATGAATCGCCCAAATAAAGGTGATATCGAATACCTACATCGTGGACTAGCTGCTCGAGATTTTGAACAGACATTTACTCTTGCTGAGTATATGGAAGTTCGAGGTGCTAAGGTTGCAGATGGAATGTTACAAATTGACATCCAGCGCATTGTTCCTGAGGCACTCAAACCTCGTCAAATCACAATTAACTAAGTGTAAATAAACCCGGGGGAGGAAACTCCCCCACTCATGGAGAATATAATGCCAGGTACCGATATCCAAATCGACGAAAAGATCAAATCTACAGTTTCCGAGCCAAAGCGCTGGAAAGTAGTATTCCTAAATGATGATGCTACACCAATGGAATTTGTAATTGAATTGCTAACTCAAGTATTCAAACACACAGCTGATTCTGCAAAGGATATCACTATGCAAGTTCACGAAACAGGTTCGGGCATTGCTGGCGTGTACAGTTTTGAAATCGCAGAAGCTAAGGCTGTTGAAGCAACTAGTCTTGCTCGTGCAAACGGATTTCCGTTACAAATTAAAATGGAAGAAGAATGAGTTTAAAAGACCTAACACACGCAGCCCACAAAAGTGCTGAAACACAGCCGTTCGTAAAAGTATTGTTCTCAGGTAGAATCGATCCGTTGTTGTATGCACAGTACTTGAAAAATCAGCATCCTATCTACGAAGTACTAGAAGTATGCGCAATGGCAAATGGTCTTCTAAATGGTATGCCCGACATTCGTCGTGCTCCTGCTATCTTAGATGACTTTGCAGAGCTATGGGGTGATGAACCAATCCCAGAACTCCGTCCAGTTGTAGGACGCTACATGGACTATATCATGAGCATCAAGGACGATCCTAAGAAGCTCATGGCACACTTGTATGTTCGCCACATGGGTGACTTGGCAGGTGGACAAATGATTGCTAAACGAGTTCCTGGCTTAGGCAAGTACTATCAGTTCAAAGACCCAGAAGGACTAAAAGCAGCTATTCGCGAAAAACTTAGCGATGATATGGCAGACGAAGCTATTGTATGCTTTAAGTTTGCAGAAGAGCTTTTCCAAGAAATGCAAGAGTTAGTTGATGAAAAGTAATGTTTGGGACACGCTGATCGGAATTCAGCATCTTTTAGAAAGTAAATTTGATGAAACAGGAACAGAAGTCTTTGAGCCGGGTATGGATCGCTTTAATAGCCCTGGTTGGGTTAATCGTGTTTGGTCCAGTGACAGTTATCGTAGGGCTCACGTTGATGTTGTGGATGCTAGGGAGACCAAAGGCCTCTGGATGATGCATTGTTGTATCTTCCCGCATATACACAATCCAGCCCCAATCTTTGGGTTTGATGTTATTGCAGGTAAGAACAAGATCACCGGTTGCTTCTACGACTTTAGTGCCGCAGGTGATCCTGAGCATCCTATGATGGACTGGTTTGCTGATGAAGCACAGAAGCTTGAGTGGGTTAAGACTCGCAAACTACCTGACTGGGCAGAGCGTATCTTTAGTTCAAACATGGTAGCAGCGGCTAACGTAAGCGACGAGTCTGAACTAGAACAGATTACACAGATGGCCAAGCGTGGAATTTCGCATTATCTTGCCAGTGTAGGCGAAACTAATAATACTGCTAATAACACCACACTAGCACAGAACTACTACTGTGAAAATCAAAAGCAAAACCCGCATACACCGCGTGTAATGGTTAGTTTGGGGCTAAGTGAAGAGGATGTTGCAGTCTTCATTCAGGAATGTTTGTTCCCGGAAATACGATAAATACTCTACTATGAGATTTACTGAATTTAAAACCACTTTACTAGAATCTGCAATAAACAGAGAGTTATCTACATCTACAATGATGTACGATTTACGCACTATTGCTAACCTTTCTTCGCAAATTGACCCAGCAGAAGAAAAAGTATTAGACAACGTTCTAAATACATTACTTTCATCTGAAGCAAAGGTAACTAAAGATCTAGCTAGACTTGGAATTGAATTACCAGCTACTGATATTGCTCCAGAAGAACCAGTAGCAGAACCTGCACCAGTAGCCGAGCCGGTAGCAGAGCCTGTTGCAGCACCAGTAGCAGCACCAGTTGACGAACCTGCTCCTGTAGAGCCGACTGAAACAGAGCCTGAGCCGACAGAGCCAGTAGAAGACGAAGCAGAACAATTAGCAGAAGCTAAAGCAGAAGCTGTTCCTACTGCATCTGAAATTCAAGCTACAGCCGAACGTATTATGGGACACATTCAATTCTTGTTAGGACTGCCGATCTCTAAGGCATTTCCACATAACAAGAAGATGGAAATGGTACACGACTTTGAACTGTCAATTAAACATTCGAAGGCGCTTATCAAGCAAGTAAAGAGCTTAACAGGTAAACTTAAACTATCTGAAGCTGAAAAAGAAATTGCAAAATCGTTCCTACGTGAAGTTAACGGTTTACTAGAAAAGTTAGGTGACAAGGTACAGAACTACAATGAAACCTCTGCTGAACACAAAGCAGCAATTGGTTCAAAAGAACGTAGTCAGCTAGTTAAAAAAGAATTCAATGCTAAAGCGTTTACTAACAACCTAAAGCATTTTATGTTTGGATTGATTATTGACATTACGTTGAAGCCAGAGATACACCAAACTAACGAAGACGAAATCAAAGCTTTCTTAGAAGCATGTGTAGCAGGTAATGTAATTGACATGATTACCTTGATCTCAGAATCAAACGGCAACGTAGAAGAACACGTAAACGAAGAGTTTATGAAGTTGTTTACTATCTTCAAGACACAGAAGATTTTCTCTTACAACCCGGGTAAAACATCGGGTGCTATCGGACCAGGTGAAATGGCATTATCAATGATGGGTAGCCCAGTACGTAAGGCTGAACAACGTGGTGACTTGATTGTGGGTGATAAAGAAATCGAAGTTAAAGCAGGATCTTCATCAGGTGGTCGCTTAAACAGTAAGAAAATTACCAAGCCTGGCGCTGCATGGAAAGAAGCATGGACTCCGGGTATTGAAAAGATTCTAAAATCTATTCCTCAGGGCACACCTGTTAGAATGAAAGATCCAGAGACTGGGCAAGTTGTAGGTGTTCCAAAAGAGCAGTTTACTCCTAACGTAAAGAACTACAAAAAAGCTGAAGACGGTAGTAAGACAGGCGCAGCTAAAGTCGGCGCACGTTATAACTTTAACCAGCAAGGTCTTAATGCGCTAAACGATGATTTGCTTACACCGTTTAGTACAAGAGCACTGACTACTGAATTGTTCTGGAATACATTTAACAAGATCATCCTTAACTTAGAAGAAGTTGAAGAAAGCCTTGGTCAAACCGCAGCTGAAATGATTGATGCTGCTATCCCAGCAGAAGGCGGACGTGATGGCGGCATTGACGTTGATGCACTTATCGCAGCCTATACTAAACTAGCATACGAAAGTTATCACTTAGCAGACGGCATTACTACTATTATGTACTTGAATACAGAATCGTTAGACTATGCGCTAATTGAAAACGGCGACGATCTAGTTAGTCGTATTGGACAGGACATTAAGATCACCGGTGGATTTAACTTCAACGACGATCAGCAAACTCCAACACCAGCTTACCTTGTTATGACACAAGCACAAGCAGCAAAAGCAGCAAACGGTTAACAGACTAGTTAATTTAACTCGCTTTCGGTAAATACAATGTAAATTACCGGGAGCGAATCCGTTAAATTTTACACTAGTTTAATCTAGAGCAATTAAACTGCTCATTTAATTCAGCCCGACTATACCGTAAATACAATACGGATACTAACCGGGAGCGAATACATGAAAAAATTAATTATAGCCTCTATCGTGACGGCGTTTGTAACAACGAACGCCTTCGCCGTGGACCCTATTGTCACCGATTCAACAGCAAGAAGTACAACAGAGTCAACCTCTACTACTACCGTTAAATCTCCACCACCAACGGCAGTAGCACCAGCCATTACAGTTATTAATAGTGACGTTTGTGCAGTTGCCGCATCTGGTGCGGTGCAGACACAAATTCTCGGTATTAGTATGGGCGGTACTATGACAGACTATAACTGCGAGCGAATTAAGTTAGCTCGTGGTGTATATGACATGGGCATGAAAGTTGCCGCTGTTGCAATTATGTGTCAAGACGAGCGTGTGTTCTCAGCAATGATGAACGCAGGTACACCTTGTCCAGTTGATGGTAAAATTGGCGAACAGGCAAAAGCAATCTGGGATCAAGAACCAGAACGTAAGCCACAAAAAGTTAAGAGTAAAAACTAATGAAGAAATTCCTAGCAATTTTATTGTTAGGGTTATCTAGTTTAGTTACTGCTCAAACAGTACAGACAACACCTAACTTGATTAAATCAGGTACTAATCACACCTGGTACGGCGTTACTACGGGTACATTACCTGGCGGGTGTTCCGCAGGCGGGTCTGGTGCTCCGTGTAGTGGCGGCCCGGCACCCATATATGACCCTGCTACAAACACCGTTAGTTTCAGTTACAATTCTAACGCAAGTGTAGGACAAACGTATGCAGTTAATCAAGCGTTAGCTAGTGTCGGCGCAGGTGTTAAAGTTAACGGTTACACTTATAGTTACGATGTTCGTAATATGAACGGTGACGATAGACAGCCGGGCATTGATACTTTTACCGTTTCACAACTTTTAAGAGGCCCTCAGAACTCAGTACTGTTATCAAGTAATCAATTCTACAATACCAAGTTTGAGTGGAAGACAGTTACTGGAAATAAGGTAGCAACTACACCGTACAACATAGCTGATACTAGTTACATACAATTTGGTATATCAGGCGGCGACAACGGCTATTGGGGAGGTTACTTTGGTCCTCAGGTTCGAAACGTCAGTATGAGTCTAAACTACAGTGTCGACCCGTGTGCTACTAATCCTGCGTATAGTCCGACATGTGCAAATTATAATACTGTAGCGATCAGTGAGAACTTACTGCCTGGAATTACAGGTCCACAAGCATACGCAATCAATCAAGCCCTAGCAGCAGCAGGTGCAGGTGCCACTATACACGGATTTAATTATGGTTACAACTATAATGCAGACGGACGTACCTGTGCAGTATGGGACTTGTTTGGTTTATGTATCACAGGATTTAACTATTCTAGTGCAGGTGTTGATACTAGTATAACGAATAGTGCAGGCACAACTGTTTACAATGAAAGCAATACACACAATGGCGGCAATAATGGAGTGAGCGGAACATTCGCTAAGGAGTATAGATTTTCAAGTTCAGTACCAATAGCAACATTAGGTACATTTAGTATGACTCCTTGGACTCAAGGTAGTGCTAGCATTACAAACATGTACAGTAAAGCTGTCTACACAGCAGACCCTTGCTTAGACCCGTTTTTTAGTACAAGTTGTCCAGGATATCAACAAGCATTCATGACTCAACAATGTACTGCTAATCCTTTATATAACTCTGCTTGTCCGGGCTATGCACAGGCATTGTTTACACAACAGTGTAACGCTAATCAGTTGAGTAATCCTAGTTGCACAGGGTATGCTGCTGCGTACCTAGTTCAGCAATGCACAATTAATCCTTTGTACAGTACTACCTGCTCCGGATACGAAACAGCTTACTTTAATCAACAATGTACTGCTGATCCGTTATATAACAGTAGATGCACTGGATACGCTACAGCATATCACGATCAACAATGTAGTATTAATCCTTTATATGCAACAGACTGTACCGGGTACGGTGCTGCTTACTTAACACAACAATGTAACGCTAATCCGTTGTATAGTACACAATGCAGCGGTTATGCAGCGGCATATAAAACACAACAATGTACAGCAAACCCATTGTATGCAACAGACTGCCCAGGGTATGCAGTTGCTTACAAGAATCAACAGTGTGCCGCAAGCGCACTATATGCATCTGATTGTCCAGGATACGATGTTGCATACAAGGCTCAACAATGTTCTGCAAACCCATTGTATGCAACAGACTGCCCTGGATATGCCGCTGCGTATAAAAATCAGCAGTGTAGTTTAAATGCATTATATGCAACAGACTGTGCTGGATATCAACAAGCATACTTTAGTCAACAATGTACATTAAACGGATTGTACGATAGAACATGTCCTAACTACTCAGAAGCGTATGCTAAAAAGATGTTGCTTGAGCAACAAGGTCTTGCTTCTACTATAGCTACTGCCGGAGTTATTGCTCAGACAGCGCCCACAGTTGCTACTGTTAGTTCAGAAGGTACAGTGTCAGCTACTCCTTCGTCTACAGGTAATGCTACAGTAGATAAGGCAATCACTAATACAACTACAACAGCTAATAGTGCAGCGTCCCCTGCTGCTCCAGTTCAGTTAGCACCACCACCTGCACCAATGGCTCCTACTGCTCCACAGGAAAGAAAGCCAGAAGGTAAACCCGATGGCGGCAGTCCAGCACCACAAATGGCACAAGGTGGACCTGGTGGTGATAAGCCGGCAGCACCAACAGCACGTCAAGCACTAGCGGAACGTAGAGCCGATGCAGCAAGAAAAGAAGCAGTGGCTAAAGGATCAAATTTAGCTAATGAAATGGGCAAAGCAGCAGACATGGAGGCACAAAAGGCAATCCAGAATGTTGTTATTGCAGCAATGGGGTTTACGCCTGGATTTGATACGTATAACAAAAGTACAATTCCAGACGCAAATATCTTCTATAAGCCGTTTACGGTTTACGGAGGCCAATTAAACGTTGATAATAAAAATATAAACAGACGTTTAATGGGAGGGAGTGATATTACTCATCAGATGATGATAGAATCACAGTTTACAAAAGGAAACTATTATGACACAAGAAAATAAACCGGAAGACGACGAGTTAGACGACGTTGAGGGAAATGAAGACGAAAATGTCGAAGAAAACGAAGAAGACATCGAGGATGACGAGCAACAAGACGAAGAGCAACAGGACGAAGAGAACGAGTCTAGCTCAAGTACATTAGCAGGCTTAGCCGGCGCTGCTGCTGCAAGTGCTCTAGCTAAGAAAAGTTCTAAGAAGCCAGTCAAAGGTAAAGCAGTTGCAAAGCCTAAGAAAGGCGCAAAGCCTGCTGCTAAACCTACGGCTAAACCTGCTGCTGCACCTTCTATTTCCAAGGACGGTTCAGTTGATGTAAATGCAAAGATTGACGAGATACAAAAACTTACTGATAAAAACACAGTATGGACAGTAGCTGGCTACAGCTTTACTCCAGCAAAGCTAATGATCCTTGGTACAATCTTATCAACTGCATTAGGCGGATTGTACGGGTCATTTGAAGTCTACAAAGACTATCAAGATATGAAGGGTAAAATCTCTAAGTACATTGCTCCTGACTTGTCTGAATTGTATAAGAAAATGGAACTTGCACAGCAAAACTCTGAGAAATCTGTACAGTACACGCAGGACATTAAAAATGACTTAAAGAGCGATATCCGTCGTTTAGAAAGCACAGTTGAACAAGTTGAACGTGGTACGAAACAAAGTCAACGTGAAACAGATATTTCTGTAAAAGAAGTGCAATCTGAACTACGACAAACACGAAAAGAGCTTGATGTTGCAATTAAAGACATTAATTCTAGTGTAGATAAGAAGATTCAACGAGCACTAGATAATCCATTAGCCGGTAAATAATGTAGTAAATCCGGGAGCGAACCATGGATCCATTAACCCTCTTTGCCTTAGCCAACGGAGCAGTCTCCGCGGTTAAGGCTGGGTGTAAACTCTATAAGGACATTAAAGGCGCCGCAGGCGAAGTTAAAGATGTCCTTAAAGATATGGACGAACAGTTTAAGAAACTGCATCCCCCAGAAAAGCCTGCTAGCAACGAAGCTAAGAAACAGTTCATTGAAGAAAAAGAGCGTGTTAAAGAGCTTAATCGAAAAGCTAATGATGGTTCAGAGCTGGGCATTTATCAAGAAATTGGTGAAAAGCTAGGTGAGTATTACGACAACTTCTACAAGTGCATGGCTATCATGGAAGCTGAAGAAGACCGTGCTGAACACGAAGTTTACGAAGGCGATGCTAGCTTAGGGAAACGTGCCCTACAGCGTGTGCTAATGCGTAAACAGTTAGAGCAGATGAGCAAAGATCTGCGTGAACTAATGGTATATCAAAGCCCACCTGAACTAGGTGCGTTATACACTGAAGTAGAAGCCATGATGAAGCACATGGGTGCTACTCAGCGTACACTTATCCAGCAAAAGATGATGTCTGATCGTGCTAATCGTGCTCGTAGGAAAAAACGTATGGAACACTTACGTACTGAAATAGCTTTAGGCATTAGTGGTTTACTTGTGGCAGCATTTATTGGATGTACGATGGTATATGTAATACAGGATAGAATTGCCAAGTATCCGCATTTAGGTACAGGAGTGATACCTAAGACTGAAGAGCAGCGACGATTGGACGCTGCACCAAAAACATGGACGGGTAGATAATGAAGACACCGTGGAGTGGATTATTGCAATACGGAACTGCGATAGCAGCGATTGTGGTAATCTCTATCGCCGGATTACTATTAATGACAGTAGTAGGTGCAGCAATAGTAGTGTCCAAATTGTTAGTGATTATTCGTTAAATAAACATGACTGAAACAAAGGCCATCCGTGAAAGAATACCAAACACTATTTACAAACCACCTAGCAAGTTGTACAATAGATAAATGCGTAGAATACTATCTGCTTTGGCACTTTTTGCCATTCTTTATAATTGCCAAGCAGCCGCTGCCAAAACTCTGCCCATAACTGCAACTACCTGGCTAGTTGCTGACGAACACGGCAAAATTTTACAAAGTGAGAACATAGAGCAAGTGCGGCCAATTGCCAGCATTAGTAAACTAATGACTGCTATGGTTGTACTCGATGCTAAACAAGATCTCAACGAGCAGATTGGCCCATATACTAGACACGAGTTAATACAACTAGCATTGGTTAAAAGCGATAATAAAGCAGCTCAAGACTTATGTACTTACTATGAAGGCGGCAAAGAAAAGTGTGTCACCGCAATGAATTTAAAAGCCAAGCTATTAGGTTTGCCTAATACTAAATTTATCGAGCCCACCGGACTAAGTGTATTCAATGTTAGCACTGCAAGAGAATTAATTGTGCTAGTTCAAGAAGCACAAAAGTATGAACAAATTACCAATGCCAGTAAGAGTTCACAAGTAAAGATTAAACTGAAAAAGAAGTGGTTAATCTTTAATAACACAAATCCAATTATTGGTAAGACTCATAGTGTCATTGTCAGTAAGACAGGATTTATCAATGCCTCGGGCGGCTGCATTGTTATGATGTTAGATACAGAAGTTGGCAGACGAATAGTAGTTGTACTTGGCAGCAAGAATACTCGCACACGTATTCCCGAAGCAGAGTTTATTGCCTCGAAGAATTAATTACCTGATCTTAGCAAGACCTAACATCCTAAAGACTGTTAGATAAAACCATCCAGCATCAAACTCCCACCACTTGTGACTTAGCTTAGGATTGGCTGGTTCTGCATGATGATTGTTGTGCAACTCTTCTCCGCCAATAATGATGCCCCAGGGTACAATATTTGTACTTTTATCTTTAGTCGTAGTGTTGCGATAGCCAAACCAATGACCAACTCCGTTTACTACGCCAGCGGCCCAAAAGGGAATCCACAACATTTGGACACCCCACACTAACAGTCCAATTGGGCCAAGTAACACAAGATTTATAACCAACATTAAGAGAATCCCAATGCGACTATGTGGGGTGTATAGTTTACGCTCGATCCAGTCATCAGGAGTACCAACTCCGTAGACTTGAATCATGCCAGTATCTTTACTAGCAGTATGATATAGCCCGGCACCTTTGAACAGTACTCGGAAAATGCCGTAGACATGCGGGCTGTGTGGATCGCCAGGTAAGTCAGTATTTTGGTGATGCTTGCGATGAATTGCAACCCATTGCTTAGTAACCATGCCTGTTGTTAGCCATAGCCAGCAGCGCATAAAATGACTAAGAATAGGGTGGAATTGAATGCCTCTATGGGCTTGTCCTCTATGAAGAAATAGAGTAACGCAGACGATAGTAATGTGTGTTACTACCAGGGTGTATATTAGTGTGTTCATAATATACTTATCGCAACTTTTAACAATTGAATAAAAAGCTGGTTACTTTATCCAGCGCTGACTTTATTATGGCTCAGCAGTGTAATTACGCCGGCAATTTACGTTTGCTAGACGGACGCCTGCCCGGTGGGCTAACCGTTACGACAACGGCCCTAAGGTGGGTTCTTAAAATCTTCAATGTATTTAACCATTTAACTTGCAATTCTTTTGTAATTATGTTTAAATACAACATGTACTATTTGTTCTGGTTAATTGTCCTTGCTGTAATAGGCGGAGCAATCTACTGGCTTATGGATTGGAAGAAACATCACCCGGACGGTGAATAATCAAGGAGTCTATCATGACACGACCTATTGCAAAGAAGCGCCTAAGAGAAGCAGCAAAACGAGCTACTAAGAAGAGCCGTTAATCATGGCAAAATTTAAAGCACACCACCCTCGCTCAGTTCGTGCAACTGCACGTCGAGTTTTGAAAAAGAAATAATGCACGTAATTCCATTATTTGCAAATCCGTTAGGATGGGATATGCTTGATTTGGATAATGATGCTCTAGCAGAGTATTGTTATCAACAAGAGCATACTTCACTCGATCCAAGGACTGCACTTGGTTGGCAAAGTAACTTAGTTGATACGTCAGCTGAACAGTTAGCTCCACTAGTTGAAGAAATAAAAATCAAGTTGCAAGATGCAACTCATTTGTTTCCGGTCCTAGAAGAACATGCTCCTCAGATCACAACCAGTTGGATTAATGTTAATAAGCCAAACGGAATTTCTTTGCAGAATAATGTTGCACATTTGCATCCTGGAAGATTTTGGACATTTGTATACTATGTCAAAGCTGCTCCAGGTTGCGGAGATTTAACTTTAACTTCACCTCTTAAAAACATGTTAAGTTATGCTATTCCAAATCAGGTTTATAGCAGATTAACTCCGTTTAATGCGCTCCAATGGACAGTAACTCCAGAGCCTGGCAAACTAATTATGTTTCCAGGCTGGATTGAACACCAAGCGCAAGAGAACCGAAGTGATAGTGACAGAATAAGTATTGCTATAAACGCAGACTTACAAAATTTAAGTAAGATCCAGTATCCGACTTAAATACAAGATAGTTGTAATTCCTTTGGATAGAAGGCATTTTGGACGCGGGTTCGACTCCCGCCAGGTCCACCATTAAACATACTCTTCCCTACCCTGGCTGGAACGGCTGTGCGGGGATAGGAGAACAGACCCGTTTGAGTATGTTTAATAATGGGCCTGCCATGGTTTCGACAGGGTGAGATATTGAAGACGGCAACTGAGTAGGCGATGACTCTAAATCAAGCAAATTAAAGTAAATGCTAACACATCTACATTCAAGCGTATCGAAGTTAACGTCGCCTTAAACGACGCTGAGTTCGCTCTAGCAGCCTAAGAAACTGCACTTGCGAGGTAGGACTTACCTTGTCATCCAAACAACCAGAACCCGCTTAGGCGGGTTTCTTTATGGTTGACACATTCTTCAAAATCGCTTATACTGTAGTTACACAGAAGGAGAAGTATATGGCCCAAGTTAAGTTCAATACAGTGTATCAAGTAGACATTATTGAAAGCGAGCGTGGTTGGGGCAGTAAAGTTGACGAAACACTTTACTTTGACAATCAAGCAGAAGCTGTCAAATATGCTGAAGACTACAACAAAAAATATAACACCGCAACTGAAGTACCTGATTGGTATATGTATGCTCGTTACGCAGGTAAAGTTGGGTAAATACAAGATGAAAATATACGAACTAAACCAATCCGCAGATATTGTGCATAGAGCCAAAACTCTAGCTTCAAAATTACATGCTAACCAAAGATATGGAGTACATCCGTATATTGTTCACCTTGCGGCAGTTGCTCGAAAAGTACAAGAAGCGGGCGGATCTCCCGAACTGATTGCAGCAGCATGGCTTCATGATAGTTTGGAAGATACGCCGATTACACAAGACGAACTTCGTGACCAATTTGGCAATACTGTAGCAGATGTAGTTTGGGCAGTTACTGGTGAAGGTCACAATCGTAAAGCCAAATTGGCTAGCGTAATTGGAAAGATTGCAAATACGCCTGGTGCCGATCTAGTCAAAAGTGCAGATCGTTTGTGTAACACACAAGCATGTATCGACGACAAATTGGTTGACAAGGCTAGAATGTACAAAGGTGAACACGATCAATTGGGCCCTGTATTGGGAACTAATCCATTAGCCAGACAATTATATAAAATATTTGTCCAAATGGATTGACTCAGGACTGTTTCGACGTTATAATTAACACATAAATAAAAAAGCAATGCGATAGACGCAAAGCTGACATACTTAGAAAGGATTTTTCTATGTCAAAAGAATATGGTACCCTTGTCCTTATTGGACGTTTTCAACCCTTACACAATGCTCACTTAGAGATTATCAAACGTGCAACCGCACTGACAGATAACTTAGTGATTATTACAGGTTCGGCTGCTCAACCCCGCACTTACAAAAACCCGTTCACTAGTGCCGAACGGGCGCAAATGATTAAAGCCGCAACAGGCGGTCTTGCAATGCAAATTCACATTGAAGAAAATGTGGACACTATCTACAATGACCAAGCATGGGCAGTTCGTGTTCAAGGCATTGTAAGCAAATATCGAATCCTTGGCACAAAGACTGCTGTCATTGGTCACAAGAAGGATGAAAGCTCATTCTACTTAGACATGTTCCCTCAATGGGGCTATGTTGATATTGAAGAAATCGAGCCATTGAGTGCCGTTAACATTCGCGACCTGTACTTCCGTCGTGATGCTAACATGAACTTCATTAAGGCAGTTGTGCCGCAAAGTACATTTGTCTACTTAGATGCTTTTAAAGATACTGCTGAGTACGAACAAATTATCCGCGAACGTGAGTTCGTTGAAACTTACAAGAAGCAATATGCCTCATTGCCTTACCCACCGATCTTCAGTACTGCTGACGCAGTTGTAATCCAAAGCGGACACATCTTGCTGATCAAACGCCGCGCTGAGCCCGGTAAAGGCTTGTGGGCACTGCCCGGCGGTTACGTCAACGCTAACACTGACAAGTCAGTTGAAGATGCTGCCATTCGTGAGTTGCGTGAAGAAACTATGATTAAGGTTCCTGCTCCTGTGTTGCGTGGTAGCATTGTGCGCAGTAAGGTGTTTGACGCAGTTGATCGTAGTCCACGTGGACGTATTATTACACACGCCTTTTACATTCAACTGCCCGACGGCGAGTTGCCTAAAGTAAAAGGTAGCGACGATGCAGAGAAAGCCCGTTGGGTTCCTATTGCAGAGGTCAAGAGCGAAGAGTGCTTTGAAGACCACTACGAAATTATTCAACACTTCTTAGGTGCGTAAAATGAGTCAATATGATATCACAGTTAAGATACGTGTTACTGTTGACAATGGCGGCGGCATGACAGCAGCAGAGTGGGCCAACTACATTGCCAAGTCATACGCTGAAATGGCACTGAAGTATAAAAGTATTGGCGCTGATGAAGTTGTTCATGTTGATGTGGAGGCTGTATGCAAATAATTAAATGTTGGGACATTCAAACGTGGGATGGTGGTGACCGCCACAATCACAAGTACTATGTCAAGACTGAAGAAGACGCTCGTGCATGGTTGGAAAAGAACAAGTATGATGCGATTTACGAACGCGAGTTTGTTATCCTTGATGACTTAACCGAAGTCGAAGCGTTCAAGAATGGCCAGCTTCGTAAGCAAGCATTGGCTAAACTAACTGATGCTGAAAAAGTTGTACTGGGGTTAAAGTGATGGTAACAGTTGTAAGCACAGTTCCGCATCCAAGTGTAGTCAAAGAAACTATCTGCAAGAACTGCGGTGCTACATTACAATATGTGCCCGTGGATATCAAGCGTGAAGAAAGTAGAGACTACACTGGCGGACTAGATGTGTATCATTATATCAAGTGTCCCCCATGTGGTGATAAAGTTTATGTTAAAAGGTAATTAAAATGAAGACAGTAAAAGGTGATTTGTTAGCAATGGCTAAAGCAGGAGACTTTGACATTATTGTTCAAGGTTGTAATTGTCACAACGTGATGGGCAGTGGTATTGCTCGTCAAATTCGAGATCAGTTTCCCGATGCATGGCTTGCTGATCAAGAAACATTGTCAGGTGATCGTAACAAGTTGGGCCGTTATACTATTGGTATGGGCGGACGCTTGGTTGTAATTAATGCCTATACACAGTATAATACTGCTAAGTTCCCAGGGCAGGATGTTTTTGAATACAACAGTTTTGAAAACATTTTGGAAAATCTAGTTGCCCGTTTTGGTAAATATCGAATCGGTTTGCCAATGATTGGAATGGGTTTGGCAGGAGGAGATCCTGCTCGAATTATGCCCATGTTGGAAAAGTTCGCAGAGCAAATGGCTGAAAATGGCGGCTCTGCTACATTGGTTGAATTTGGTTAATATAGGAAAATAAAATGGCTGATTTTTTGGAAGACGCAGAAGCAACAACCAATTTGCTACTGCAAGAGGCATTGCGTAACAGAGCAAAAGTACCAGATAAAACTGGCTTCTGTTTGGCTTGTGATGAGCCGACTGAAGGTGCATTTTGCTCAGGTGAATGCCGAGAAGATTACGAACGAATTGCCCGATTGAAGGCAATTAGTGGTAAGAAATAGTTGACGTAGAAACGGTTTTACGTTATACTATAAACAAGTCCAAGCGATAGACGCCTGGCAATTTAAATAAAGGAACTTTATTATGAAACTCGCTCAAAACATTATCTTAAACACTGACTCTTACAAAGTGTCGATGTTCAAACAATACCCAGCAGGTACTACAGGTGTATACTCGTATATCGAGAGTCGCGGGGGCCGTTACGATCGAACAGTTATGTTCGGACTCCAGGCTTTTATCAAAGAATACTTACTCGAACCAATCACTCAATCAGACATTGATATTGCTGACGAAATCCTTACCGCACACGGTGAGCCTTTCCCTCGAGCCATGTGGCAACACATTCTTGACAAGCACAATGGATACCTCCCAGTTGTTATCCGAGCAGTTGCTGAAGGTACGGTTGTACCAGTTTCAAACGTTCTCGCAACTATTGAAAACACAGACCCAGAATGCTTCGCGTTAACTACATGGTTAGAAACAGCCTTGCTTCGTGCAGTTTGGTATGGTACTACTGTAGCCACACAAAGCTGGACTATTAAACAAGTCATTAAAGACTATTTGGAGAAATCAGGTGACGTTACTGGGCTCGATTTTAAGTTGCACGATTTCGGTGCTCGTGGTGTTTCTAGCATGGAATCAGCGGGTATCGGAGGTGCGGCACACTTGGTTAACTTCATGGGTAGTGATACTATTACTGGTGTTCTGTATGCTCGCGAATACTATGGTGCTGGGGTTGCAGGTTTTTCTATCCCTGCCGCTGAACACTCAACAATCACTAGTTGGGGCCGTGATGGTGAAGTAAAAGCCTATAGCAACATGGTTGCACAGTTCGGCAAGCCCGGCGCTATTGTTGCAGTTGTGTCTGATAGCTACGACATCTACGAAGCATGTAAAATGTGGAGTACCGGTGACTTGAAACAACAAGTTATCGATTCGGGTGCTACTGTTGTTATCCGTCCTGACTCTGGCGATCCTGTTGATGTGTTGCCTAAGATGATTGCTATCCTTGGACAAGGCTTTGGTTTTACTAAGAACAGCAAAGGCTACAAAGTACTCAACAATGTGCGTTTGATCTGGGGTGATGGTATTAACATCCAAAGCATCCAAGCTATTATGCGTATTGTAGTAGACTTGAATGGCTGGAGTGCTGATAACCTTGCGTTTGGTATGGGCGGTGCATTGCTCCAACAAGTGGACCGCGATACTCAAAAGTTCGCTATGAAATGTTCGAGTGCGGAAATTAACGGTAAATGGGTCGATGTAATGAAAGATCCAGTTACTGACACTGGCAAGCGAAGCAAGGCAGGTCGTGTTCAACTTTGGACTAACAGTGGTGGTGAGTTTGCTTCTAGCGTAACTGCTCCTACTGGTTGGACTGATAAAGGCATTGGTGGTTGGGTTCCTGCACTGCAAGAAGTCTACCGCGATGGTAAACTTGTCAAAGAAATGTCCTTTGATGAAGTTCGAGCAAACGCTCGCAAATAAGTTATAAAGACTTATTGACAGGACCTCCGGGTCCTGTTATAATTAACGCACTTAGAAACACAGTATTGAAAGAGAATTTTAATGTCATACTTTTTGAAATCAGGTAACACTTTCCGAGTCTCTGCTAAAGAGGCAATGGACATCCGTGAGCAACTGCCTGCTGGCAACTATGTTGTCAAAGAGATGCCTATGGATGGCCCACTTTACCTTGAAATGATTGATAGCTTCGAAGTCAAGGGCAAGAAGTACGGTGACTTGAATAAGAACACAGATCGTATTCTTAATACATTTATGAGCCGTCCTGCTAGTACTGGCGTAATGCTTGCTGGCGAAAAAGGTTCTGGTAAGAGCTTGCTGGCAAAGAACTTGTCAATTGAAGCGGCTGCTCGAATGGGCATTCCTACTATTGTTATCAACGCACCTTGGGTCGGTGACAAGTTCAACAGCTTTATCCAAAGCATTGAACAGCCTGTTGTGATCTTGTTTGACGAGTTCGAAAAGGTCTATGATTCCGACGATCAAGAAAAGGCACTAACATTGCTTGACGGTGTATTCCCAAGCAAGAAGTTGTTTGTCCTTACTTGTAACGACAAGTGGCGTGTGGATCAACACATGCGCAACCGTCCAGGCCGTATCTTCTACATGTTGGACTACAAAGGTCTTGACTCAGCGTTCATTACTGAATACTGTAATGACAACCTCAAGCCAGCCTTGTTGAAGCACACAGAGAAGCTGTGCCAAATTGCCAGCTTGTTTGCTCAGTTTAACTTTGACATGTTGAAAGCCACTGTCGAAGAAATGAACCGCTACGATGAAGAACCACAAGACGCTCTGCGTATGTTGAACGTCAAGCCAGAGTTCGACGGTGGCAACAAATTCGACATCAAGGTTATCCGAAACGGTGAAGAACTGAAGGACGACGAATTGGAAAGCAACCAATGGAGTGGTAACCCACTTCAGAGCAATGTTCGTATCCACTACAAGGACTACGAAGATGAAAAGGATTCTGACGGCGACTACCCTTGGGATTGGACAAATGTCACTTTCAGTGCCGCAGACTTGACCAAGATTGACAGCAACGCTGGCAAGTTCGTGTTCGTGGCAAAGGACGGAACTACTTTGGTCCTTAACAAGGTCAAAGAAAAGTCTTTTAGCTACTACGATGCATTTTAACCCAAAATGCTAATCAAAACCCGGTGTTGACACATCGGGTTTTTTCTTGTATAATTAATACATAGAAACAAAGAAAGTCCAAAATGGAATTCCTAGTCAAGGGCAGTAAACGAAACAAGAAGTTTGTTGAAGCGATCCTTCCTAGTTTAATTGATCAATTGAATTTGGCTAATAGCCGAAAAGCAGTAGTAGTCCAAATTGAAGACGACGGCACTGATAATATGGGTTCAACTATTCCTGTAGATGCACTTGACTCCTATATTGTTGTTATTAAACCACATCGTAAACTTAAAGATATTGGATTTACCCTTGCCCACGAAATGGTGCATGTGCGCCAAATGGCAAAGGGAATTTTGAAGCCAGCTAAAAATGGCACGATTTGGGCAGGCAAACACTACGGTAAGAAAACCAAATATTTGGAAATGCCGTGGGAATTAGATGCTTTCGCCAAACAAGAAATTCTTTTTAGAAAAGCTATTGACGCATAAGTCAAAAGACGTTATAATACTAACATACAGACACACAATAGAAAGACTTTTACATGGCTATCATTGCAAGCGCACCACAAGACCAAGCAGTTTTGAGCAACGTTGGTGAAATTGGCGAGTTCCGTATCCGCAACTCTGCTAAAGCATTCAGTATTTTGAGCTCGGGCTTGTATGCAAACAAGATCCGTGCTATCGTTCGCGAATTGTCCTGCAACGCAGTTGACTCGCACATCGCCGCAAGAAAACAAGAAACACCCTTTGATGTCCATTTGCCTAACCAATTGGAACCTTGGTTTTCTATTCGCGACTACGGCACAGGATTGACACATGAACAAGTTACCCAAATCTACACCACTTACTTCGAGTCCACAAAAACCAACTCCAATGAGTTTATCGGAGCTCTCGGCCTCGGCTCAAAGAGTCCTTTCAGTTACACGGATAACTTTACCGTCACCGCCATCCGTGACGGTGTTAAAGGCATTTACTCCGCCTTCATCAACGGAGATGGAGTACCGAGTATTGCGCAAATGATGACTGAAGAAACTGACGAGCCTGCTGGCGTTGAAGTAAAGTTCAGCGTTAACGATCGTTATGACTTCGACAAGTTCCGTCAGGAAGCTCGATTTGTTTACAAGTATTTCAAGTTGCAACCTGTTGTGACTGGCTATGCTGATTTTAAAATCGAAACAGTTGAATACGAAAGCAAGGACATCGTTCCAGGCGTTCACCAAGCTAAGAGCGGACATCGTAGTGTTGCCATTATGGGCAATATTGCTTATCCTATTGACATTCCGCAAGCTGACCAAACGTTGGGCGAACTGACTCGATTGCTCCAATGCAGTTTGGAAATCCACTTTGGTATCGGTGAATTGGACTTCCAAGCGTCACGTGAAGGCTTGAGCTACATTCCACAAACTGTGAACGCTATTAAAGCCAAGCTGGAATCATTGAACGCAGTATTGGCTGGCAAGTTGGCTGAAGAAGCAGATGTGATCCCTAACTTGTGGGATCGTGCTATCTTCTTGCAAAAGCGTAAGGACAACTACTTGTGGGGTGCCGCAGTTAAGAAATATGTTGCCGACACTAATCTGGTAACATACGATGACGGCCGTTATGGTGGTACTAAGACTTTTAAGATGGGTGTTGAAGACCTGGCTAAAAAGTATAATATCACAGTTCGTGGTTTCAATTACAACAAGCACAGCAAAGCCTACAACAACAAGAAGAGTGAAATCGACTACGGTAACGTGCGTAATGCTAGTGGCAGCTACGACATGTTCCACTACTGGGGCTTCACTGTTAGCGACTATGTCAACTTTGTTGTAAACGACACTAAGATCGGTGCTGTTGAACGTGCTAAGTATCACTACCGCGAAACTAAGCCAGATCAAAACAATATCTCTGTCTACGTGTTGGACCCTGCTGACAAGACTAAGCCAATGAAAACTGCGGCTTTCTTCAAAGCAATCCATAATCCAGGTGATAACAAGCGTTTTGTGGCGAGTGCGTTTTTGAAGAAAGAACGTGAAGCAGGCAACTTGAAGAACGTGACTATCCTGTCATTGCAAGAACGCGGCTTCGGCGGCTACTATCGTCAGAAAGAGATGGTTTGGCGTGATGCAGGTAAAGCTGACTCGTTTGATAAGACCCATACTTTCTACTACTTGCCTTTGAGCGGATTCAATCCGATCAGCAAAGTAGTTGGCGGCTTCAACGTTAAGAACTTGTTCACTGATTTGAAAGAGTGCGGTGTTGCTGGTTTGCGTAATCAAACTATCTACGGTGTGCGTAAAGGTGACATTGAGTTTATTAAAACTCAAAAGAACTGGGTAAACATCGAAGACCACATTGCTAAGGAGTTGTCGACGATTGACAATAAATTAGTTATGAGTTTGGTGTTGCAGGCTGTTGACAAATTTAACTTGATGTCGTATAATTACAGTATTGTCAGCGATGTAACGTATGCTAACAGTCCTTATTTGGCGTTAGTAACACAGTTCAAAGACTTTAGCAAAGTTGAGTACAGTGAACAGAGCTTGAAAAACTTGTGCCGTATGTATGCTACTAACGTAACATTCAATCCACAAGCTACAGTAGATCAGTTTGTTGAACAATGCAAGGCAGTCGGAGAGCGTTATCCGTTGTTGGCTTACTTGCGCAGTGCTCCAAGCGCAGAAGTGGCAAATTATATTAACATGGTTGATACACAGAAAGGTATTTAAAATGAGTTATCCATATTTGATTCAGGGCAGTAACATTGTTGTCGTTATCGGCAATAAGAGTCACACAATTAGCAAGACCCACATTACCTATAATAAGGTACTGGAAGCTATCAAAGCTAACGATTGGGATTCGTTGCCCGATATTATCGAACCTAAAAAGGTTGTGTTGAACTTTGGCAAGGGCAATGTGTCAATCCAAGGCGAAACATTGTTCTGGAAAGGCAAGGAACTTAACACTGGCTTGTCAGTGCGTATGATCCAAATGTTGCAAGAAGGCTTCCCTGTTGAACCTATGGTTAACTTCATGGAAAACTTGTACGCTAACCCTAGCAAACGTGCTGTCACTGAATTGTATGGCTTCTTGGAAAAGAACAACTTGCCAATCACTCCAGATGGTCACTTCTTGGCTTACAAGAAAGTGCGCAACAACTTCTTGGACATCCACAGTGGTACAATGGATAACTCCGTTGGTACTGTTGTTGAAATGGAACGACACGAAGTTGATGACAACAAGGATGTAACTTGTTCAACTGGTTTGCACTTCTGCGGTATGAGCTACTTGCCACACTTTGGTGGCGGTGATAGCCGTACAGTTATCGTTAAGATTAACCCAGCTGACGTTGTAAGCATTCCAAGTGACTACAACGATGCTAAGGGTCGTGCATGCCGTTATGAAGTCATCGGTGAGTTGAACGTTAATCCAGAAGATGCGTTTACTAAGCCAGTGCAAGACAATGCTGTTGGTACTAAGACGTTTACTCGTCCAGTGCCAACTGGTCCAAAGACTGGTGACACTGTGTTCAAGCGTGGCTACACTGATGGCTTTACTTGTTCAGCTTATGCTAACCCTTACAACTATGGTTCAAAGCAACATAAGGACTATAGCGAAGGATTTAACATGGGCCAAGGCGACTATGATGCTGGCAATGCAGAACGTTATCGTTATGCGAAGACGCTGGCAGCTGGTTACGGTGCAGTGCCGCTAGATAATGGTGTTTGGCCTTTTCCTCCTAAATCTAATTAATCAAGGAACATAAAAATGTTTACTATTGTATTTTTTCTATTGCTGGCTATTGTAGCCGCTGGTGCTATTGCTCTGTTGCTTAAACAGACAGCATTAGGTATTTTGTCAGGACTTATCATCTTCATCGGTGGTATTGGATTTAGTTCGTTCACTGTTATCAGTGCAGGACACACAGGTGTTATTGTTACTTTGGGTGAGGTTAATCCTGTAACACTTACTGAAGGTTGGCACTTTGTTAATCCAGTAAGTCAAGTTAAAGACGTTAACGTTCAACTTCAGCGTACTCAACTAGCAGGTGCTAATGCATCCACTAAGGACTTGCAGGTTGTACACACTGACATCGTTGTCCAGTATCGTTTACACGCAGACAAGGTACCGCACATCTACAAAGAGTATGGCTTGAACGTAGATGACAAGGTTCTTGGTCCAGCTATTAACGAAGCGTTCAAATCAATTACTGCCAAGTACACAAGTGAGGAATTGGTTACTAAGCGTCAAATTGTTTCAGATGAAATCCAAACTATGTTGAAAAGCAAAGTTGCTCCGTTTGACATTGATGTAAGTGGTATTAGTTTGGTTAACTTTGGCTTTAGTGCTGAATACCAAAAGGCCATTGAACAGAAGGTTATTGCTACACAACAAACAGCCAAAGCTGAACAAGACTTGGCACGTATCAAAGTTGAAGCTGCAAGCCGTATTGCTCAAGCCGAAGGTGAAGCCAAAGCTATCGCTATCCAGGCAAGTGCTATCCAAAGCCAAGGTGGACAGAACTATGTTCAACTGCAATGGATTGAAAAATGGGATGGTAAGTTGCCAACTCATATGTTGCAAGGTGGACAAACGCTAATGAATATTGGCAAGTAATCCAAACTAGTTTGGTTAGAAAGGGTCTTGACGGACCCTTTCGTTTTGTGTATAATATACACATAGCAACAAAGAAAGCAGTCGATGATTTTTGAACGAGCAGTATATCCAGAAGGCATCAAGCCCGGCGATTTCATTCAAACTACCAAACATTTTGGCGACATCTTCTTTGAAGTTAAGAGTTGTTACAATTCAGGCGATTACTGGAGTATTACCTACATCACTTATGACAAGTATGGGTCAACTCCACGAACTGAATCGGCCAACGGTGTAACTGCTATTCGCCGAGTTATTCCTGCTGAAATGGCAGTGCCAACTATCATGATGAAGCGCGAGCGTTTCAAAGCATCGTTTGGACAGTATGATCCATTCTACGGTTTTGCACCTGTGGGCACACCACTTCGCAACAAAGAAAGCGTATTATGATTACCGCAAAAGAAGCCAAAGAACTGTACGACCAAAGTGGGCAAGAGGTTGCTGACTACTTGAAGCACAGTGTTGAGCAACGAGTGAAGGCTGCTGCCGAAGGTGGTAAGCGTCAAGTGTTTATCGATATGGGTAGCGTGAAGCAGTTTGAGTACTTACAGAGCACTATTACACCTTTGCAAAAGGCTGTAGAATGGAGACTCAAAGAGTTGGGTTATCGTGTTGAGATTAGGTTAGACGGGGCATCTTATGTGCCACGAGGTCTAGCAGACGACAATGGCAACGGCCCGACAATTCAAAACTACGGCATTGTCATTAGTTGGTAAAGACTTGACAGCATACCAAAATCATTGTATAATTAACACATAGCAACACACAGAAAGCATCAAATGCGTAATATTGAAAACGTGGTAGACTTCGCAGACCTTTGTATTTTTGCACAAGAAATTGGCGTAGCACACTACAATGCGGCACACAGCATTTTGGACAAGGACTTTTATCCGTCAAGCGATATGGGTCCAAGTATTGAACTTTACAAAGGTGAAGTAGCTCAATACACTGACAACACACAAGCAATCGAGATCCTGACCAGGTTCATGGAATCTAAGAACGTCGATTTTATCAACATCACAGCCTAAGGTAGTACAAAATGGGTTCATGGTATAAAACATGCGGTCTTAGCCAAATGGCTGTTCGTGACGATGATGAAGTAATGGTGTTCGTTCTTGAGAAGAACTTGGACGAAACAGATCGTTGCTACAGCACAGCATTTTGGGCTCCTAGCCTACTTCCGTTCTACTCCAAATACGGCGACTATGGTCGTGGTGCTGATGACTCAGGCATTGCACTTCCTTACATTATGGAAGGTATTAAACAGAGCCTTGTAGAAATGGAACTCGGTGATAACGAATATCACGACATTGAAATCAAACGCGACAGGTTTGACATTGAACTGTTTTACGAAGCTGTTCACGAAGGCCGCTTGTTCAAATCAGACTGGCGTGGCGACAAACAAATGATTGACTTCGTTATGATCCGTAAGGACATTGCAGACGACATCCTTGCCAACTTCCAGCGTGAAGAATATGTGGGCGAAGGCGGTGAGTGCGGTTACAATAATAACTACAAGATGGTCACCTTTGCCAAGATCCTTGAGGACTTGCCAGACTTTATGGTCAAGCTAGCAGAATTTGTCAAACCTGAAGATGAGCTTGATGACCGTGCTAATGACGCATTGCTCCGTATGAAGTTTGGGGGCGGATTGAGCACAGTCTTCAAATACGAAGACAATAACCTTGTGGGCAAATGGGTGCGTGGCGATGGGTATCGTTTCAGCCGCTTGGCTAATCCAAACGAAATCGTCCTCGACTTGATGGAAGCAGGTAAGGTTAAAGAAGCTACTGAAGTTATGGTCGAGTTGCTCAAAGGCATGTACCTCAACTGCTTCATGGAAATGACACGCCGCAACTGGGCACCAGGTGGCCACGAAGGTTCGCAAGGTAACGAGGCACACGGCTATCGCATTATGGCAGAAGCTACCCTTCGAGCACTTGATCGTGCAAAGGCAGAGTATTTGAAAGAAGTAGACGACGAGTATTCAGAGTTTTAAATGAACACCCGATTTAAACAACTTGCTGAAAAGGCCGGCTATCATCCAGATGTATATGAACTATGCAAACCCGGCATGGAAAAGTTCGCCGAGTTGATTGTGCAGGAATGTGCTAATTTTGTTGAGAACATATTTGATGACGATGGCGGACACGCCCCTTGTGAAGATTACGCAAAGGGGATTAAGAAACATTTCGGAGTTGAAGAATGAACGAAGAATTAAAACCGTTTTTAGCAGGATTTGACCTTGCTGGTCAGCGTTTGCCAAACGGAAAACTACAATCATATGGACTCCAAGAAGGTCTAATGGATGACTGGCCCGAAGAAGTTGAGTTGTTTGGCATTACATACGTGCTGGAAAAAGTTATCAAAGGCGAAGAAGGATACGAATCAGGAGTATATGTATGAACGAACGAATTAAACAACTTGCCGAACAGGCTAAGGAGTATGCTCGTGGTTTCACTTACCAACATGAGGTTTTTGAGAAAAAGTTTGCTGAGTTGATTGTTCGGGAATGTGCTGAGGTTATAACAGAAACACGCTGGCATCTTCCACCAACACAACAACAAATTGCTATTGGTATCAAAGAACATTTCGGAGTGAAAGAATGATTACAGATATTATCAATCGTGAGATCAAGATAGATGACTTTGTGGTATTCTACAGCAACATCTACCAAGTTAAAGCACTGGGCAAAGCTCGTGAAGGCGGCAGAGGAAATGTTAAAATGCTAATTTGGAACGGTGGACACACTTCACGCCCAGTAACCAAATTCTCAAAAGATATTGCCGTTTTGGATAAGAATCATGTGATGCTTTGGCAAATTAGCCAAGGTGCTGCTTGACATCTATTCGCAATCGCTGTATAATACACACATCAACAACAAAGGTTATCTATGAAAAAGATTCTAGTAGCAGTCATGTTTGGCTTAATGGCTATTGCCGCACAAGCTGAGGCAACATTTGAACAAGTCCAAACGCTAATTCAGCAACGTGAATACCAGGCGGCTGCAAGTGGCTTGGAAACAATCATCCAAAATCATCCAAAGTCCGCTAAAGCGTTCTACGCAATGGCGCAAGCACAAGCAGGACTTGGCAATTTGGATAAGGCGCAAAAGGCATTAAACATTGCAACCGGCCTGAACCCAACACTAGACTTTGCTCCAGCTAGCTCTGTGGCAAGTTTGAAACAAGCAATTACTCCGCAAACTGCAAAGATCGAAACCATTGAGGAATCACACTTCTGGCGAAACACAATTATGGCGCTGATCCTAGCATGTGCTATTGGTTTTGCATTCATGCTGTATATGCGTAAAGAACAAGAAGCTGAAGAAAAAGCTGAAGCAGAACGTGAAGCTGAATTGGATCGTATCCGCACAGAGCGTGATGCAAAGCGTAAGCAAGAACACATGGAAATGCTTGCTCAACAAGATGCACAACGCAAAGCTGAATTGGCTGCTGAGGCTGCATTGAAGGCGCACAAGAATTACGGTCATGAACGTTTCGACCCAGCTAACCCTGACAAGTTAAAGACTGTTAAACAAGTGAAAGACGAAGCCGCAGAAAAGCAACGCTTGTTCCTTGAGGCAGAAGCACGTCGTGAACGTTTGCGAGCAGAAGCCGCAGAAGATGAAGCTCGCCGAGCACGTATGACATACTCTGCTCCAGCGCCAACTGTTGTGCATACTAACTCTGGCAGCAACGACATGTTGACTGGTGTGTTAATTGGTAACATGTTGAGTGGCTCACATCACGATCATAGCTCACATGATACCACTATCATCCGTGAAACTGTACGTGAAACTCCAAGTCGCTCTAGCACATGGGATGACACTCCAAGTAAGCCATCACGTAGCTCAAGCTGGGATGATGACAGTTCTTCTAGCTCAAGCAAGAGTAGCTCAAGCTGGTCAGACAGTTCAAGCTCATCTAGCTCAAGCTGGGACAGTGGTTCAAGCTCAAGCGATAGTTCAAGTTCATCAAGCTGGGATTAATTATGCTAATGTCTAACATTATCATGCTGGTGTTTATGGCAATTTTTTTGGTGATGATATTCTTCATGTTTGATGATATTATCCTTAAAGGATACTTTGCTACTAAACTTCGTAAACGTTTTAATGTAGAGAGTTTGAAATGATTATAATTGTAGAATTTTTAATGGCATGCGGTTTGGTAGCTATTGTAGGTAGTTTAATCTACACAGGCTACCGTGCTGGCAAGGCAGAAAAGAAAGAAGAAAAATGAACTCCATTGTGTTTGTTCTAATCGCACTAGTCAACAACGGGCACTTTAATAATGCTGTTGTTCCTACATTGGAATTTAGTACTCGTGAAAAGTGTGAACGTGCTATTAACACATTTAAGAACGAAAGCGACGGACGTGACGGTAGTGTTCGTATGCGATGCGTGGCGATTGAAAAATGATGTTAACTAAAATCTTGCTAGACAAAGACGACCGTATGCTACGAATCGGCTTTGGTAAGAACAAAGGCCTTTGGTTTGCTCGTATTGATTTGTGGTGCGTTGGTTATAGGATTTCAAAATGAAAACAGTTTTAATGCTCGTTATGGCGAGTGCGGTTTTAGTAGGTTGTGACAATCGTCCACTGGATCAACGTGAATACTCTAAGACAACTATGAGTAACATTCCGGAACTTGCGGATTGCGTCTACATTAGGATCGACGATGTGCGTATCATGCGCTGTCCGAAGAGCGACACTACTGCAACTTACACAGTGCCGAGCGGCAAGTCACGTAAGACAGTGACAACTATTGTGAGCGACGACAAATGAAACTGTTCGGACGCTCAAGCGGTTACTACTTATTCTGGACTGGTGCAGTTTACCTGACAACAGGTATAACATTATCATTGTCCGAGTATAGCGAATATACTACATTCATTGCTCCTGTTTGGATTGCAGTATTAGGATTACCATTTGCAATTCCAGCATTTGGCAGATGGCTTAACATGGACATTACTTGGGACAAGAATATGTTTAATTGGTTTAGAACTTACAAAAAATCCGAAGGCTCTGTTGCTGAGGATATGAATAAAGTTATGCACGATATGAATAACGTAGTTAAATTGCCAGTGCCGAAGTTAGTTCCGCCAGTACCAGAAGTAACTGAGCCAGCTAAAATCTTTTACCGTATTGGCGCAACTGATCAGAATCGTGTTGCCTTTAGTATGGGGCAAATGGAAATCACTATGAATCGAGAAGGATGCCAACAACTGATCGATCAGATAACAGTGTTCATGAACCAAATCAAGGACGAAGAATGATTAGCCTAAACGTTAATCTACGCAACCCGTGGAGCCAACAGTTTAAGAACTTGTGGAGTCATGTTTGGTATGTGCTTGAACACAAGTACCTTGAGCTAGAGTTTTACAAAGACTCTAGCATCCTATCATTTAATTTTAATTGGACCTTACGCCAAAGTCATGCAGGGGTAGATGTTGAATTTGGCTTGCTTGGCTATTGTGTTCACGTTAACTTATATGACACTCGTCATTGGAATCATAAAGAAGGCCGTTGGATGATTTACACAGAAGAACTAGGAGAACACTAATGAAAATTGAACTTAGTGATGAAGCGATCGAAGATATCATGTGTGCTACACTTAACGAGCACATGAAGTACATGAAAAAGAATATTAAAGAACTCAAGAAGAAAAAAGGCGCTCTAGAACCGTATCAAGCACAGGACTTAGGCCATGACGTCAAGATGCTTGCAGCCATGGAAGAAGTATATGGATACTTCGGAGGTAACTTATGAGTAGCCTAGGTGTAATTCAAGAACAACCTCCTGAGTGTTGTGAAATGTGTGGCAAGATCGATGAGTGTAGACCTTACGGACCAAACAATGAGAACATCTGTTTCGAATGTGCAACTACCAAGTGCGATCCTGCCCAAGTTGAAAAACGCATGGCCCAGCACATTTTTGGGGAACAGTAATGGGTACGCAAACTGACTACTTCAACAAGATCGGTTATAAGCACAAGTATGATATCGGTGACAGAGTCATCGGTACATACAAAAAGATCCCCGTAGTAGGTACAGTTGGAAACGATCGTTTGATTAATCATACTGATGGCCCAGAAATAACACTACACTTAGATCTGCCAATAAAGGTTGACAATGTGTATACATCGTTTATAATAGTTAAACATAAAGATATAAGGCGCTTGAAGTCTTTGGAAGACACTGAGCCTCTAAAACTCAAGGAAGCGGGTTCGATTCCCGCCAAGCGCACCAAACAAGGAAAGAAGTAATATGGACATGGACAACGCCGCAGTATTTTTAGCTGGCACAATTTTATACGCACTGGGATTTATTATCATATTAGCTGGCGTCATCGTTGCTAATAATCTGATTCACAAGTTCTGGAAATCATTCGGGTGGTCATTGTTCCCAGCATTCTTGCAACACGATGCTCCAAGATTCATGTCCCCAGAGGAAGCTGCCAGAGTTGCGCCTACTATGGATAAGCAGACTAAATAAATTTGTAGCAGGGTTGCTACACACCAACAGACTTTAAATTAACATGTGTTTAGTCTGTACACAGTAAAAGGAGATACCATGATGTATCAATCAAAACTCGTTGCGAGTCTAAAAGCTAACGGCAAAATTCTTCGCGAATTCAAAGACACAGTATACATTCCATTCGGCAGTGAATACTCATTCCTAATTAAAAACCTCCATACCCAACGAGCTTGCGTTAATATCTTTATTGACGGTGAAAGCGTAGTTGAGGGTGGACTCGTAGTTAACGCAGGTCAAGAAATTGATCTAGAGCGTTATGTCAAAGAGGGTAGCCTTAATGCAGGTAACAAGTTCAAGTTCATTGAACGTACATCTAGCATTGAGGAACACCGTGGAACTAAACTAGAAGACGGACTGGTGCGTATTGAGTTTCAATACGAGAAGCAACCATTGCAAGACTGGTTTACTATGAATCGCGGATTCAACAATAATATCTACGCTAAGTCTAGCGAGTATCGCGGTGTTACTGACAAGTTTAGTGCAGGTGATGCAAATACTTGGTTACAGGCTAGTGGTTCTACTTATGCTACTACTAACGTTAGCCAAATGAATGTAGGCGGTGCGCTACGTGGTGTTGACTACAGCAAAGGCGAGGCTGTTAAAGCTGCTGCCGCTAGTGCTATCGATCAAGTTGTGCCGCAGTCTATGAACGTACACGATGGCATGGCCACTATGGATAGCTACAACGATGTCGGTATTACTGTTCCTGGCAGCAAGTCAACACAGAAGTTTCAGACAGTAACAATGGGTGTAATGGAAACTGAGAAGCATAGCATTGTTCTTAAACTGTTAGGCGAAACACCTGATAACAAGCCTGTACTAAAGCCTGTTACAGTTAAAGCTAAACAGAAGTGTGATACTTGCGGTAAGGTAAACAAAGCACACAGTAAGTTCTGTGTCGAGTGCGGAACTGCATTAGAAATCTTTGCGTAAAGAGTTGACCGATGTGTCTATTTGAAAGTATAATAGACACATCTTAACACAGAAAGATTTACATGGCAACTACTGATCAGACTATTGATGCACAGCGCCCACTTGCAGAGTATGCATATTCCTTGAAAAAGAAATATAACGTTACGCACGGAATTTCTAAAAAGAAATTCATGATGTTATATGACTTAGGCGAAGTAGAACTAAGTACAGTCTGGGAAAATTTGTTTGTTACCGTACGCAACAAATTAGGCATGCCAACAAGAAAAGAAAGTGGAGACAATTATGATTTTGTCAAAGTATTTCCTACACAAACAAGAGTGTTAGGAGATATGAAAACTACAGTCTTGCAAAAGGACGGCGATAAACGTAGGTTTGTAGTAGCAGGCGTTGAAAATAAAATTGGAATTATTTACATTGTCTGTTGGAATTGGATGACAAAGCAAGTTAACTTTTTTGCTATCCCGCCTGACGACAACGGCAATCATCCAAAATGTGGATATAAAATTCCAGTGTGTCCTAAAACTGGGGAAAGAACTGGTGGCTGGTATAATGACAACTGTGCATGTGAAAGCTTTGAAGAGTTAGTAAAAGCTGACTAATCCTGCTTACGGTGGATTGTCAGAATGTGTAACTTCGGTTGCAATTAGATTTTTAATAACCCAACCAGTTAAGTCCCACTCACCGGATTTAACTTTAGTTGTATAGTTCCACGGCTGGGCGTGATGATTGTTATGCAGGCCTGCTCCCTTAACCCACATGTTAACCCAAACGTTATTAGTAGATTTGTCAGTAGTATCAAAATTTCGATAGCCGTATCGATGACATAGCACGTTTACTAGTGCAGACGAATGTATACTTAACGCTCCTGTAAGAACTACAAAGTACAAGCAAAATTTAAATCCAAACAAGATTGCAACTACAAATATCCCTGCCCAATAAATTTTGAAATAGTTATCTCGAATAAACTTGTGTATGGGATTCTTTAGCATATCTTTTACAATGCTTGGATTAACTGTAAAAGAAGACTTCGGCTCTAACCAAAGCCAAGATCGTAACCAATCTTTAGCCGGGTGCGGATCAAGATTCAAATCAGAGTTTTTGTGATGCGATCGATGTCGAGCAACCCAGCCTAGGCTATTTCCAGTCAGTGCCCAGATAGACAATACTGCTAATGTATTTTCCATCCACGGTGTTGTTTTATAACTTCGATGACTAAAGTATCTATGCAACCCAGCTTCTTGGCCTATGTTGACAAATACAAATGAACCTAATACATACACTAGGAACCAAACAGGATCCCAATAATAGAACAAGCCGACAATCGAAAGGATATGTACAGCAATGATCGATAAATGTAGTCGTCTGTGAAATGTCATCTTGTATTTATAGTAGCATTTTGGAGCCAAAAAATTTGGCCAATTTTGGCTAATCGTGTATACTAGCAACTTAGGCACACCAGGCTCATAGGCAAATCAGCGTGACATAAGGCGAGACAGCGCCAGTTAACTCTCTGTTGGGCAAGGTTCTGATGTGTGACCCACTACCCCGCCTCATCGCGCAGGCAATTTCTATTCACTACCCGAAAGGATGCTTAAACGTCTTACCACTGTAAGAAACGTTTGGATAGTCATAACAGTTGCAGGAATTTCCAATACGCTCATTCTGACACCGGCACCGAGGTCAGATTAAAAATCGTAGAGAGTGGGGTAAGGTACAGAGCCCAGAAGCGTGGAATCCAAATACTCTCTGCCTCAGTGTGTACGAGCAACTCAACAAACATTTTTACGGCGCTCCAAAAGTGGGTGCCGTATGACTTCACAATCTAACAAAACTTAATAAAGAAAAATAATGTGAGTGAAAACGAACATTAGGTCTCTAGACCTTTCATCACAGAGGCATTATAATAAGCTATGGATTACATTTTAAGATATGAACTAACACCTGAGGATATTGAATTCCTCAATATGACTACGATTGAATACGATCTTCATAATCATACTGTAGGTGCTAATGATTCTGGATGGTGTGACATGACTACTGGTGGCAGAATTGTTGATTGTAAAGATCGAGCTATCTTTAAGGCACCTTCTGCGCAACAAATTACATTCCTACAAATTAAGTTTGGGGACCGCCTAAGAGTATTGCACAACGGTCTAAGAGAAATATATAATATAGCTGAACAGCACAATACCAGCCCGGAAGCTGTTATTGATAACCAAGGGGATGCATAATGGGATTAGGACCTTGCGTTTGCCAACATTGCCAAGTGTTAGCAAGTTACTCTGAAAAACCTATTCGTGTAGTGCGAAATGCTAGTACGAGAACTGTTGGTAAATGGACAAACTGGTATTGTGAGTTCTGTGGAGAAACAGATCCAAATGATTATGCCGGGTTCGGCAGTTATGATAAGTACTTTGAGAATGAAAAAGTTCTTAGATTTTTACTAAACAAAAAGGAGAAAAGTAAAATGAAATAGATTGAATATGCTTGTAAGGACGTAGTGTTCCATTTTAATAAAAAACACTTAGAAGATCAGACCATTCCTATGTGGGTCTTAAAATTTCATGGGGAGACGTTATACGTCAATCATGTAGACTGTCAGCTACCTTGGAGTACTAAGGAAACGCCTGACAATCCGTCTACAAAAGGTAGCATCAAAGTTAAGAACGCACTACTGCGTATCAGTGATGATAACGAAGCTACACTAACAGAACTCACCTTAATAGATAAATTTCGCCTGCGTAATCAAAAGCTAGGCATTACTCGTATCATAGCCCCGTATGGATGCGCTACGCACAAAGCTCTTTTAGCTAATGAGTACAAACACTCTCCTATTAAAACTATTAGCGGACGTTGCTCTAGTTCGTTTATCGTATGTGACTTACTCAGCAAGAATGAAGTATTGTTGGCCCAAATCAAGTACGATGACTGGCGTGAATTAAAACCCAATGAGTCGTATTATACAGAGTATGATAATGTCAAGGAAGAAAACATAAAGGTAGATTATGGACATCCAAGTACACCATTTGAATACTCTTAAAATTAAGCGAAGCCAGGTAAGAGAACTTATAGCTGATTTGAAACGAATGAAAATCAGACATCGTCCGTTTAATTGGCACGGTGACGAACTACATGTTCCAATATATTCTTCAACCAAATATACTTGGCTAGCATTAAAATATTCTTAATCGTTATTGAAAAAACCTATTACGCTTATTAGAATAATTATAGCTAAAACCTATTAAAATGCTTGCATAATAGATTAAATAAAAGTACAATACATACAAGGAACAAAAGTTCTTAACATTTTTAACAAAGGAAATCAAAATGAAAACAATCGGTGATAAACTAACAGCATTCGCAGTAACAGGTGTTAAGCCAGGACAACCAGCTGACCCATACTTCACAATTACAGACCAAAGCTTCGAAGGCAAGTGGAAAGTAATCGTGTTCTATCCAAAGGACTTTACATTCGTTTGCCCAACTGAAATCGTAGCCTACGACAAGTTGACCGGTGACTTTGCAGATCGTGATGCAGTATTGCTAACAGGTAGCACAGACAATGAGTTTTGTAAGACAGCATGGCAAATGGCACACGCTGATTTGAAGAAAATCACTCACACTCAGTTTGCTGATACACAGCGTGGTGAGTTGAGCTTGGTTGAACAACTTGGTGTGTTCTATGCTCCAGCAGGCGCAGCACTTCGTGCTACATTCATCGTTGACCCAGAAAACGTTATCCAACACGTTACAGTTAACAACTTGGATGTAGGTCGTAGCCCAGAAGAAACCTTGCGTATTCTTGACGCATTGCAAACTGGCGAACTTTGTGCATGTAACCGTACCATCGGTGGCGAAACACTTTAATTAAGGAGAAGGGCAATGAATAGCGAATATCAAGATTATGTAGATTATTGCAATGGGCTTGGTCGTAAAGATTGCCCTTGCCAAGGAGAAACTAGATGAGTTTTAATGAAACAATCAAAGGTGCGTTGCCAGAATACGCAAAGGACACTAAGTTAAACTTAGACGCAGTCCTTGTGCGTAGTACATTAGATGCTGATGTTGCTATGGGTTGTGCGGTAGCAGCATTGGCTGCAACTGGTAACGGCAAAGTATTAAGTATCTTGTTAGCTGATGGGCCAGTACATGCTGACTCGGCAATGACAGCCGCTAGCATCATGGCTCAAAACAACGTATGGTATCCATACGTTGAAATGGCAGATGATGAACAGCTAAAGGGCTTGCCAGCACAGTTACGTATGAATGCAATTGCAAGTCATGGAGGAACTACAAAGGCAAACTTTGAAGCATTTAGTTTGGCTGCAAGTATTGTGGGCAAGTGTCACTTCTGTGTTAAGGCACATTATGAAACATTGAAAGCAGAAGGCTACACAGTAGAGAACCTACGTGACATTGGGCGTATTGCCAGTGTTATGAATTCAGTTGCAAAAGTTTTGAATTCGTAATCGTTTTGTAACACTTTTGTTTGTAAATAAGAGTGCGGGCACAAGATAAGGTGTCGCTGGAACCCGTAACCAGCACTAGATTTTCAAAATGTAGCAAAAATGCCACATTATCGCCATGGTCTTGACAAGAAGAACTATATACTATACAATCATGGCTAGTTAGGAAGCAGTAAATTCTTTTTGCTCAATTTTGCAAATAGGGGTTGACACAGATGCTAAATAACTATACAATAGAGACATGTTAACAAAAGAGGTGTTCAACAGTGTTGTAGAAATACAACAAAGTAGATAACCAAAAGTTGTTGACAGTAGAGCTGAAAGGCACTACAATAGAAACATAGCAAGCAGTAGAAGCAAGCCAGCTAAAAGTAATTTTAGCAAGTTAGCCAAAACAGTTTGACAGTAACGTAGAAAGACGTTATAATAAACACATGTTAGCAGCAATGGTGCTGTTAGCAAACCAAGTTAAAGAAAAACAAAATGAAAGCAATTTGTAATTTTAGACAATTTAATACGATGACTAAACAGTCAGGCTCAGTAGCCTCTGTATGGTTAGCGGTGAATAGTCTAGGACATTCAGATCGCACACCGGAGGGCTATATTAGCTCAGGGTTCTTGGAGGGAAGTGGTTATGCTTAATTAAGCAAAAACTACTAAAACTTTTAGAACCCTAGGATTAAAAACCCTGGGGTTTTTTGTTTTCCGAGAAAGGAACAATGATTGTAAGAGATCAAAAAGAAAGTGACTGGGTAGCAATGCATACGCTATCTGAACAAGATGTTAGGAAACTAATTCTTGAAAAGATGGAACGTGCTAAGTTATTGCAGAAAGCGAATGAAAATCGCAGGCTCCAAGAGTTTGCGTAGTGTGAAGATACAGGTAACGAGGACCTGGGGGCGCACTTTAAACATGCTTCAAACGGGCGGACTAGTGGATGGCATCTCCTTTTGTGGAGAGAAAATACTAGTTATTAAAGCGTATTGAGATCCTTTCTGGACAGTACGTTTTAATAAGCACATTCTTTATAAGCGAACATAGTTTGCTTATGGACTAGGGGTTCCTGGTTGTGAGTGTGTTAACAATTATGGGTGCTCGGTCGGAGTTGGAGAGCCACGGCGAGCTGTAACCTCGTTCACATAGTGTAGTAAGTTCGAATCTTACAGCACCCACCAATTATTCCTGGATAGTTAAATGGTATAACAATCGGCTGATAACCGGTCATTACAAGTTCGATTCTTGTTCTAGGAACCAAGTTTAGGATGCTAACAGCAAAGTTAAAAACTTTTCTTTTGGTGAAAACAAAAATGCATCCTGTTTAATTATATAGCGTTGGACTTCTGGGAGGTCACCACCCTTTCAAGGTGGCTAGGCGGGTTCGATCCCCGTACGCTATACCAATATGCCGTTGTAGCTCTCTGGGAGGGTAACTGATTGTCTATCAGATTTAGGCGAGTTCGATTCTCGTCAGCGGCGCCA